GCAGGCAAGAACACCGAAAATAAAACCGGCAATGAAAATAAACAGTTTATCGGAAACAAGCCCCCGCAGGACATCCAGGAATGCATCCATGATTTCATCTCCATATTTTTGTTCATGTCCGGCATGTATTGCGGGTATAAGGTAATATCCCTTTACTGGAAATTCAAGCTTGAAACAGACAAATGGAAAAATGCAAAATCAAAAAAAAAATAAATATTTCAGAAAGCCGCTTGACATTTTCAAAACAACGTTATTTGCTTAATTTTGCTTTACACAGTTCAAGGTTTTTTCTATCTGTAACCGTTATTTTTGAATAATGCTCTCTGGCAACAGAAAGAGTGAATTGCCTGTTATTTCGTGAGTAAGTCAAATATAATATTCGTATTTGTTTTTTGTCTAATTCAAGCATAAAATTGATACGGTCTATAACCGACTGGTAGTTTTTTGCCTTTTTATCTTCAGTATTCTTTTTACGGCATAACTTGAAAAACTCTTTAAAGACGCCAGGAACCGGATTACCGTATGCACAATTATTTTTCAAACTTTCATAAGCGTCATTAAAAGACTCTTCTTGTATAATATTTGTCTTTTTAATGTAATTCATGTATTGCGCTGAAATAGCATTTGATATTCTTTGAGCAGTTTTTTCCGGGAACCGCGCTATATCTTCCATAGATATTGCTTCAAGTTCTTCGTTAAGAGATCGAGCTGGCATTATTTGCGGCATAGGCTCACGCAAAAACCACTTGAAACCGCAAACACATTCAACTTTTCTTCCAACCAAGGAAAAGTCAACGTTATATAATTGACCACACTTGCTACATTTTATTTGCATATTTTGTTTCCCCTTTTTCTATATCAATATATAATTATTTTATAACAAGTCAAATTTTTCAAAAAAAATATAAGTTTGCGTTTGATATTACGGGGTTTTAGAGTTATATTCCCAGTATTGGGATTGGAACCCCTTTACTAACGCGGCAGTCGTTCCGTCAACTCGGCGCACGATTCCCGTAATTTTTACAAGACCGAATCATTGTGTTTTGATTTTGGGCTTGAGGGCAGCCGTAAGGCTGGCGTGTCGTTAGTCACGTGTTCCAACCCTCAAGCCCTTTTTTGTGCCCTTGGAACGGCGCGAAAGAGGATAACGAAAATCCTTAGCAATAGAGGTGCAAGCAATGATTTGCCGACACACGAGCCGGATACCGATCCGGGACGCCGCCGCGCCGCAGAGCGCGGACACGAAAAAAATCGCAACTTTTCCGAAAACCCGCTTGAAATCGCAAGCCCTGCCGATTATTGTAAAGGCAAGGAGCTTGAAAACTCTGAAAGCAGAAGCGGGCGTTGTTTCCGTCAAGGCAACAAATCCCAACATTTATACCTCAGGTCTATTATTGGACTTGGAGAGGGCTGTACCCGTAAGGATCGGCGCACGTCTTCTGCCGTGTTTTCAACCTCTTCAAGTCCTTTTTTGTGCCCGCGTGAAAACGGCTCAAAAAAGCAATCAATAACCTTTGCAGAAGGAGGTAACCATGATTTGCCGACACACGAGCCGGATACCGATCCGGGACGCCGCCGCGCCGCAGAGCGCGGACACGAAAAAAATCGCAACTTTTTTCAGAAAGCCGCTTGACTTCGGTGAAAGCTCAGGCTATTGTAAAGGCATTGGGTCTGAACCACTCGATTCACAAGCGGCAGTCGTACCGTCAAACGGCACACTCCCGATTTTTTCATGCAAGCGTTTTATTTTGGCTTGCGGGGCTGTCTTCGGACAGGCGAGACTTGTGACTCGTGGTTCAACCCCGCAAGCCTTCTTTTTTGCTCTGAACCGGCAGAAAAGAAACACATTAAAAATGTTCGCTAATCACAAGGAGGCGAGAGCATGAATTGCAGACACACAAACCGGCTTCCACTGAATGAAGAAGCAATCTCACTGGCGCAACGCCACGACCAGGAACAATTCCCGACACGTCCGATCTGGTATGGTTTCCCGGCAACGGTGCAACAGAGAATCAAACGCAATCCGTTCGGGGCTATCACGCTCGCCGCGGAAGCCATCGCCGACCGGGAGGCAATCTACCGCTACATCGACACCCTGCCGATAGAGGGCAAGCTCAAGCAGGAGATCAAAGGCATCCTGATACTGGATTATCAGCTCGGAGGGCGGTAAAATGAATCCGAAACAGTGCAAAAATCCGAAGCACGAATGCGAATACTGCCAGCTGAGATACAGCGCAAACAACGCGCTCGGAATCAGCGTGAAGCACATCGCTATTACAGCGTTCATTCTTGCGCTTATCGCGCTCTGCATGAATCTGCTGAAGATGTAACGGAATAATCCCGCAAAAAAACTCACAGATGGATTGCTCCGGCATCATCAGCCCTTGCAATCCGTCTTGTAATCGAATCAACGTAAAGTTTCAAATACAAAAGGACGTTAACAGCATGAAGAACAAAATGTCCGATCGTTCAAATGTAACGGCTCCCGCACCGGGAGCAGAAAATTGCGGGCTTATATCGCTCGTGCATGGGTTTGAGTTTGTGAATTGTCCAGTCCATTTCAAAACACTCCGGACAAAACCGTTCTCCGGTCTCAAGGCTGGAAATGGTCTGAACGGCGTCGAACTCAAGCCCGCGATCCGCAAGAAACCGAACCTGCGCAAGGCGCTTCTTCCGGTTCTTCTTGGCGGTCTGCTTATCGCGCCATTCCTTGGCAACGGGGCTTCCGCTGATCCGGGGGAAAGCAAGAAATCCGAACAGAAAACCAAACGCGACGCCAGTCCAAAACGGACTCATGAACTCAAGGGCAGCGGTGAAGAGTTTTATGATTTCACTCATAACAGATTCTTCCTTCTTGTTTCAGGGGTGACAGCCGGTTTCGTTGTCGGCTGGTATGTCAGAATATACATCACACGTTAAAAAAAATCAACCGGAAAGGAGGAACGGTCAATGAGCGACGAGGAACTTCTGGAAATCATCAGAACCGGCAAAGACTACCGGTATGAACTCGGACGGAAATGCGCGCTCAATCTCTTGCGCGAAAAGAAAAAGAAGCTGATCGAGTTTTTTCTGTTTCGCGGCGGTCCGTCGCAGGGGGTTCAGTGGTTCGGCGGCTTCCGCGATACGGTCATGGCTTATGAGGCGGCGGTCAACGCCGGGTTGACAATCAGCCTTTAGAAAAGAGAGGTTTTTCATGAAAGACGAGACAACGCAATGCGACGAGTGCGGGCGTCACTTTTACATCGGTCATGCCGTCTGCCCGGAATGCGGAACGGAGAATCCCGATTACGACTACGGCGATGAAGAAAGCGGAAATATCAACGGCGAACCGGAAAACGAAGAAGACGAAGAAAGCGAGGCGGATGATGAATGAGTTTCTCAGGCTGTGCCTGCCTCTGATGGCGCCGGCGCTGGCGATTCTGGCAATCGCGGCGGCGGGGCGGCTTTTCAGAATCAAAAAGATTACAGAATCGCACAGGTTTTGAAATGGACAAAAAGAACGGAAATAAAAAATGAAGCTGAACGGGCGGATTGATTACTGTTACGCCGATGTTCCGATCGGAGAGCATACGGTATGCGTCGGGTTCCGGGGCGGGATCGTGGAGACTTACGTCAACGAATATCATTTTGTCGTTGACGAGATCACATCCGCCGCCCTGGTTCGCGGTCGGAAAGTCCGTTATCTGAGGCTGAACGGCGAATTTGCAAGAAAGCTGAAAGAGGTCATAGAAAACGAAACCCGGAACGGGGAAAAGCTCCGGGCATCATAAAAACAAAAACTGCCTGTAATATACAGGAGAAAGGAAAAAAGTCAAATGGCAAACGAATTACTGAAAACTGAAACGGCGGTCGCAACACAGAACGACAACGCAACACCGAATTTTTTCGAGTTTTACACGAGCGCATACAAGGTTGCTTCGCTTCTTTCGAAGTCTGACCTTATTCCGCAAACATTCCAGAAACGGACAGAAAACTGCATGATCGCGCTTGAAATGTCACAGCGGATCGGGGCAAGTCCGCTGATGGTTATGCAGAACCTTTATATTGTTCACGGCAAACCGGCGTGGAGCTCGCAATTTCTTGTGGCGTGCGTCAATGCGTCAAAGAAGTTTTCGCCGCTACGGTATAAGATGACCGGCAAGAAGGGCGACGACTCCTACGGCTGCATTGCATGGGCGAAAGACGCTTCCGGGGAAACTCTGGAATCGCCCGAAGTCACAATCGGCATGGCGAAAAAAGAGGGCTGGTTCAGCAAGAACGGTTCCAAGTGGCAGACGATGCCGGAACTGATGCTCCGTTACCGGTGCGCGACTCTGTTTGCGCGTCTGTATGCTCCCGAATTGACAATGGGAATCCATACGGAGGAGGAAGTGATCGACGTTCAGCCGATTGTCACCGAGGCGCGTCCGTCACGGTTTGAACAGAACAGCGCGGCGGTGAAAGCTGAATCTCAGACGGAAACACCGAAAGCCGAGCCGTCCGACGTTGAAAAGCTTCAGGCGCTCATCGACGAAAAGGGGATTCCGTCGACCGCCGAAGAAGTCAAGGCTTACGTCGAGTCAAAGGGCGAGATTTTCAGCTTTGACATGGTTGCGCCGAACCTCAATCAGATCGTCGAGAAAATGGAAATGGGAGAGTGAGAAATGAAAATCATAAAAGTTGATTTAGACAGCATCCTGTTCGATACAGGAGATGAAATCACATGCTACCATGAACAAAATTGCTGTGAAAACAATTACGCTGATTTTTCACAACTTGATGATATTGCACGTAATACAGAGTTTCAAAAGCCTTTGACTTTTGAATTTGTTGAAGAAAGCGGTTTCCGTTTCGGGAATGAAAACAAAATGTTCTTTATTCCATGTTATTCAATTCAGAGTGGCTATTATTCTACATGTATTGACATCCTGTTCAACGGAAAAATAGTAGCGCAAGGGTCATGTGAATTAAATTACTGAGGAATTTGTATTATGCAGGAAGAAGAAATGAAACACCGTCCGTTCGGGCCGTCGAGCTTCGAGCGGCGGGAGCTCTGCCCTGGCTCCTACCGTATGGAAATGGATTTGCCGTCCGTCGAGTCGCCGGACTCACAGGAGGGGACGAGGAAACATGAGGAGATCGCGAAGGCAATTGACGCATTTTACCACGGCGAGGGCAAACTTGAAATCAACGACGACGATATCAGAGATGCGATGGAAAAGGTGGCAGAGATCGTTTCAGGAAACGGCGACGATGTCAGGACGGAATACCGGCTTTCCTATTCCTATTGCGGAATCGAGAAATACCGCGGCACTGCCGACGTTGTCATTATCACGCCGGAAAAAGTAATCATCGTTGATTTCAAGTTCGGACATCGGGCGGTCAACGCCGCAAACGACAACCCGCAAGGCGCGCTGTACGCTCTTGCGGCAATGCAGGAGTTCAAGAAAGACGTTGCCGATGTGCATTTCATCAATCCGGTCATTCGTCAGTATTCCAGTTGCACATTCAACGACAAGGCAAAAATTGCGGCGTATGCGGCGCGGGTTATGGCGGCATGTATGAAAGAAAATGCGCCGCTGGTGCCAGGCGAAACGCAATGCCGCTATTGCAAGGCGGCGGCGCATGGAACTTGCCCTGCGTTGGCTAAAACCGCCGAAATGGTCGCCGTCAAAGCGGAAACGCTGGTTCCGATGCCGTCGCTGGCTGAGCTCCCGGCGGAAACGCTGGTGGAGTTGAAACGGAAATGCGATCTTGTCGCAAAACTCGGTGAACGTGTGGACAACCGGATCAAGGCGATTTGCGAAGAGTCCGGTTCATGCGGGCCGTATCGCCTGAAAGAGTCTTCCGGCGGGCGCGAAATCAAGGACATTCAGGCGGCATTTGACAAAAGCGGTATGGATGCGGCAACATTCCTGAACTGTTGCACGGCGTCTGTTTCCAAACTTGAAAAAGCGTATGCAAAAGAGCTGAAGGAATCCGGCGTGTTCAAGACCGAAAAGGAGGGCAAGGAGAAGTTCAACGCCGAGCTCTCCGAGCTTATCACCTTCAAGCCGCCGAAAAAGCAGCTTATGGCGGTGTGACATGGCTTCGATCCGTTTGACGGAAAAGCAGATCAGGTATTTGCGCGACCGCGGCGGCATCCATACGCTGTATGCGGCGCTTGAGCGGTTCCTGTCAGGGGAACTGGTAACAGAAAAATGCGATTCGGAAGAAAATCAAGTAAAACTGTTACCGTTCTCCATTCACAAGCCGATCAGGCGTTTCACGCCGTATCAGGTACGCGCAATCCTTAACGCACATATCAGGAATCCGGTGAACTACGGTTCGCAAATTGCGAAGCTTGGCACCGAGATTGAAGCAATGATTCCGAAAGCGGAATACATTCTGGAGAAAGAACAATGAGCAATAAATACAAGACTGTAACAGTGTTTGAATCCGTTGTGAAAGCCGTAAAGGAATCGCGATTGTCGGATGCCGAAAAAGGACGCTTCTACAGTGCCTACATGGAGTATTTTCTGTATGGAACGGAACCGGTTCTGAAAGGGCACGGCAAGGTCATATTTGAGCTTATCAAGCCGTCTGTTGACATGAACATCAGGAGACAAAAGAACAATGAAAATTACTATCATAACAAGGCGCTGAACAAGAAAGATTTCAGTACTGAAAACGGTACTGAATCAGTACTGAATAAGAATCTTAATCAGTCAGATTTCAGTACTGAAAACGGTACTGATTCATGCTCCCACGCGCGTAGGGAAAGGGAAATAAAAAAAGAGACTACGTCTCTAAAAAAAGTGTCACTTCGTGACGAAGAAGCAGAAGCGGAAAAATCTTCAGTTGTTCCAGATAAGACCCCGGCGGAAGACATCAGGATTGTTCAGGCTGTGGAAAAACTGGCTGCCGCATACCCAAAACGGTTTGCAATGGAAGCCGGAAAACGTTCCGCGCTGAAAGTCCTGAAACGGCTCATTGACGGGAGCGAAAGTCTGAAGGAGGCTGAAACACGTCTGCTTGAGGTTGTGAAAAACTATGCCGTGTTCTACCGGGATGTTCCGGACTCAAAGAAGCGTTACACGTGGTCGATGGAGAAGTTTTTTGAGGCTGGGCATTACGACGATAACCCGGCGCTATGGAATCTTTCCGACGATGAAAACGACAATGAAACACCGGATGTGTTCCGGAGATTGGATGCGAAAAGATGAGTTTTGAAAATGAACAGAAATTGCTTGCGGCTGTCATGATCGAGCCCGATTACATCGACATGCTCCGCAATCAGGGAGTCCGGGCGGAGCTGTTTGAAGCGCCTGTTCACCGGCGGCTGTTTGAAGCGGCGGAGAAGCAATACCGCGTTTCCGGCACCGTGGAACTGACAGACCTTGCGGGTGAACTCGGTTCAAGTGTTACCGATCCCGGCGCGGTGTTGATGGAGATTCAGAGCGCGGCGGCTTCGACCGCCGGAATTGAAAGCTGGATTCGTCTTTTCAAGGCGGACGCGGCGAAAGCGGCACTTGTTCGGGCGGCGGAGACCGTCAAGGCGGAACCCGATGCGGCAAAAGCGCTTGATCTCTGGCTGAAAGCCGAATCCGAAGCGCAGGAAATCATGGCTGGCGCGAACACGAAGACCACCCGCGAGCTTGCCGCGGAGATGATTGATCAGATTCAGCACAGCGTGAACAATTGCGTTCCGTGGTTTGATGAGCATACCGAGGCGGGGATTGCGATCAAACATCAGCGCGGCGACATGTATGTGATCGGCTGCCGGTCAGGACAGGGGAAGACGGCTCTTGCGGCTTCCATCACGAAAACGAATCTCCTGCTCGGCAACCGTGTGCTGTATCTCTGCACGGAATCGAGCAGCATTGATATCATGGAACGCATCACGGCGGTTTTTTCCGGAATTCCGCATTACATCGTCAACGATTACGGAGACCGCCGTCTACATGACTTTGCAAGGGAAAGCGCAAGAATCAGCAAGGAGTATTCCGACACGCTGTTCATCCGCGGGAATGAGACGCGAATCAACACGCCGGAGAAGATACGCGGCGAGGCGAAACGGATTATCGCAGAATACGGCAGGCTGGATCTGATCATCATCGACTTTTTCCAGAATCTGAAAGCCCCGGCGTATATGGCGCGGCAGGATCGTTTAAGTCAGCTCAACTACTGCACCGATGAACTTCACGCGATGTTTGCGGAGCTCCACGCGGCGGGAATTGTGCTTGCGCAGCTGAACCGCAAGGAAGGCGTGAAAGTTGAACCCGATCTGGAACACCTGAAAGGCACCGGGTATATCGGGGAACTGGCGCACGCGGTGTTCTTCATGACCCGCGACCGAAAGACGAACCGGACGGCGCTGGTTTCGAACAAGGAGCGCAACATGCCGCACCTGGAATGCGAATTGATATGGAACGGCACCGGATATGACTCAAGGCAGAAATACAGTCCGATTGCGAGATAAGGCATGAGCGGACAGGAGAACGGCAGATGAATCTGAAATTGCATTTCACGGGCAATCCGAAAGCGGTGCAGTCTTTCCGCTACACGAAAAGCGGGATGCGTTATCAGCCCTTCAGTGTGACCGATTGGAAAAACTATATCCGCCTTGCGGCACAGCAACAGTTGCCGCCGGGATTTGTGATATTGGATTCGCCACTGATGGTGAGCGCTGTTTTTACGTTTTCCGCGCCCCGCTCATGGAGCAAAAAAAAACTTTCCATGCTGGAGAGAGGAGGCAGATTTTACAAAACGACAAAACCCGATCTGACCGACAATCTGATGAAAGGCTTGATTGATGCACTTTCCGGTATCGTGTGGGTGCAGGATCAGCAGATTTGCGAGGTTCGGAGCTCCAAACTTTATGGTATGCAGGCAAGCACGCTGTTGGAGGTGTTCGAGATCGCGGATTTACCGCCGCCGGAGCCGGTGGCTGAAACATGGGATACACTCCCGCTGAAATTTTAATTCAAGGGACAAAGAACATAATGTGAAAGAGTTGGAAATAAATGAACTATCAGGATTTTATAAAAAACAAGATCGCGATTGCGAAAATCGGCGGTTTTGAGGTTGCGGACAGTGAAATACCGTCTGTGTTGAAACCGCACCAGAGGGACATTGTGAAATGGGCGATCCGCGGAGGATGCCGCGCGATTTTCGCCGGTTTCGGACTCGGAAAAAGCGTGATTCAGCTCTCCATCATGAAAATCATTTCCGAACGTGAAAAGCGCAAGACTCTGATTATTGCGCCGCTGGGCGTGAAACAGGAGTTTGTGCGCGACGGCCGTGATCTGCTGGGAATGGATTTGCAGTATGTCCGGACTGATGCGGAAGCGAAAGCCGCTGGCCGGTACTGCATCACGAATTATGAGCGCGTCCGGGATGGGCAGTTGAACCCGGAACAGTTCGCGGCTGTCACGCTGGATGAGGCAAGTATCTTGCGCGGCTTCGGGACGAAGACCTATCAGGAGTTCCTGCCGCTCTGCCGGAACGTGAAATACAAATTCGTCGCAACGGCAACGCCGTCTCCGAATGAATACAAGGAACTGATCCATTACGCCGGATTCCTCGGCGTCATGGACACCGGCGAAGCATTGACGCGGTTCTTTCAGCGCGATAGTGAGAAAGCCGGAAATCTGACGCTTTACCCGCACATGGAACGTGAGTTCTGGATGTGGATATCCAGTTGGGCGGTGTTCCTGAATCGCCCGTCCGATCTCGGCTATTCCGATGAGGGTTACGACCTCCCGCCGCTGAAAGTGCATTGGCACCGCGTCGATATCGACCACATGAAGAAAATCCGCATCGATCGCCGGAACGGGCAGATGGAATTCTTTCATGACGCGGCACGGAGCCTCCCGGACGCCGCGCGGGAAAAGCGGGAAACGATTCCGCTTCGTGTCGCAAAGATGTTGGAAATCGTGAATGCGGAACCGGAAAAGAGTTTCATCCTGTGGCATCATTTAGAGGATGAACGGAAAGCCATTCAGCAGGCATTGCCGGAAGCGGTGGCAATCTGGGGAGAGCAGGACATCGAAACACGGGAACAGTCGGTGATTGATTTTTCCGACGGGAAAATCAAATATTTCGCCACGAAACCGGAACTTTCCGGTTCCGGATGCAATTTCCAGAGGCATTGCGCCGACGCCGTTTTCGTCGGCATCAATTACCAGTTCAACGATTTCATTCAGGCAATCCACCGCGTCTACCGCTTCTTGCAGACGCGCGAGGTCAACATTCACATCATTTATGCGGACAGCGAGGATGAGATTAAAAATGTACTTCTGCAGAAGTGGAAACGGCACGATGAACTGTTGGAAACGATGGCGGAGATCATCCGGAAGTATGGACTTTCCGCCGATGCAATCCGGGCGGGGACACGCCGCGCTCTCGGAATCAACCGACAGGAATTTTCCGGACGGCATTACACCGCGATCAACAATGATTGCGTGGACGAAACATCCCGCATGTCAGAAAACAGCATTGACCTGATTCATACCTCGATCCCGTTTTCCAACCATTACGAATACACGCCGAATTACAATGACTTCGGGCACAATCTGAACAATGAAAAGTTCTTTCAGCAGATGGACTTTCTGACTCCTGAACTTTTCCGGATTCTGAAACCCGGCCGTGTCGCCGCAATCCATGTGAAAGACCGGATTCTGTTCGGCGCCGTGGAGCATACGGGCGCGCCGATCGTTGACCCGTTCAGCGATGAGACGGTATCGCATTTCCGCAAACATGGTTTTCTGTTTTTCGGCCGGGTCACCATTGAGACGGATGTTGTGCGCGAGAACAACCAGACCTACCGCCTCGGTTGGAGCGAAGACTGCAAGGACGGCACAAAGATGGGCGTCGGGTGTCCGGAGTATCTTCTGCTGTTCCGGAAGCCGCAGACCGACCGCACAAAAGGCTATGCCGATGTCCCTGTCACGCATTCGAAAGCGGAATACACGCGGGGACGCTGGCAGATCGACGCCCGCGCAAAATGGAACAGCTCCGGCAACCGGCTTTTGAGTGATGAGGAACTTGAAAATTATACTCTTGAAAATGTCAATGAATTTTTTCACGAACGGGCGGCGACATGGGTTTACAGCTATGCGGAGCACGTGCGGACGGCGGAGAAATTGGAAAAACGCGGACGGTTGCCGTCCACCTTTGAGACCTTGCGGATTCCTGCGCGGTCGCCGTGGGTATGGGACGATGTTGTGCGGATGCGGACATTGAACAGCGAACAGGCGCGGAAATGCGTTGAAAAACATATCTGCCCTTTGCAGCTCGATATTGTGGAGCGTGTCATTGAGCGCTGGAGTAATCCCGGAGAGACCGTACTGGATCCGTTCGGCGGCATTATGACCGTGCCGTATATGGCGCTGAAAATGAAGCGTAACGGAATCGGGATTGAACTGAATCCCGGTTATTGCCGTGACGGAGTTAAATATCTGGAACAGGTCGAAGCGGAACAGGATGCTCCGACTCTGTTTGAAAATGAAGCAATACATGCGTGAAAGGACAAAGAACATGAACAGACGCGAACGATTGGAAAACAAGCTGGCAAAGCGTAGGGAATGGGCAGAGAAAGCAGAACAGCGCAGCCGTAAGGAATGGGAAAAATCAGAAAAAGCCGTTGAGGGTATCTCATTCGGGCAGCCGATACTTGTCGGGCATCACAGCGAAAAACGGCACCGTGCGGCTGTTGCCCGCGCACAGGCAGCCGGAACACGGGCGGTTGAGGAAAGCAATTTGGCAAAGCATCATCTGGAAAAGGCGGCGGGTCTTTCGGATTACCTCGAAAATACGATTTTTGATGATGATCCGGATGCAATCGAAAAGGTTGAACAGAAGATTGCCCGCCTTGAAAAAGAACACGAATTCATGCTTGCCGTGAACAAGATTTGCCGCAACAGAAAACTCAATGAAGCGGAGAAAATTTCTGCCATTGTTGCGCTCGGAGCATCGGAAGAATCAGCGCGAAAAATTTTCGCGCCTGAATACAGTTGGCAGTCTGCCGGATTTGAGTCATGGGCGCTGAGCAATAACAGTGCGAATATCCGGAGATATAAAGAGCGTCTTGCAACCATGAAAGCGAGACGGGAGCGCCAAGCCGTCCGTATTGAGGCTCTTGAAGCCGAAAACAAGCGGCTGCGGGAGGCTCTGAAAGAGATTGCAGAACTCGCGAATAACGAATACTGGAAAAGGATTCCCGATCCGTCATGCCCGAAATTTATGACAATCAAACGGTATGCTGAAAAAGCCCTGAAAGGAGTCAACCATGGCCAGCAGAAAATTTAAAATCGCTCCCGACAATCCTTATTTGCCTTGTCCGAAGTGTGGAAACAAAGAGGAGTTTTACGCTCACTCTCAACAGGTTTGCGAAGACGGTTGCGAAATATGGGTCAGTTGCCGAAAATGCGGTTACGATCCTTTTCACGACTATGAAAATATCGAGGGATGCACGGGTTATTGCGTTGAGGATGTATGGGGGTCGATAGAACCCGCGACAATCTCAATGGCGCTTGATTCATGGGACGAGTTGATTCAAAAATTGAAAGGAGCGGGGGAATGTTAAAAGATAAATATACATTTCAGGAAATCAACGAGTTTCAAAAAAAACCGTTAAATGAAAAAATTAAACTTTCTGTTGAGGTTTTGAGGCAGTCGGATGTGTTGAGCCGCCACAATATCGCACTTGCATTTTCAGGAGGGAAAGATTCGGAAGTCGTTGCTGATTTAATCGAACGTTTTTGTCCGGAACTTCACAAGCGCATTCTTTGCATTTTCGGCAATACGGGTGTCGAATTTCCGGAAAGTCTGGCGTTTGCCCGCAAGTATGGGAAAGAACATTACGGAGACCGTTTTTATGAGACGAAACCGCGTCCATTGCCGGAAGATGAGCTGCGTTATGAGTTCGCACGTCAGCTTGTGGCACAGCTTGAATCTGAAGGGTGCCTCGCAGAGATTTTGAAGGACGACGGCAAACTCGCCGGACAGAAAGCTCTGATTGCCGCGGCAAAAAAACGCGGGTATGAACTCACGAAAGAGAACTGCTTTTTCTCCGGACATCCTATGAATTTCCTATACTGCATGGAACAGTATGGTCTGCCTCTGCTCGGAAAATCGGCAAGCAAGCTGGATGCTCACAGAATTAATATTGAGTGTTTTTTGAAATACTCAAAGACAGCCAGTGAAAACGGCAAATTGAAAGAATACTACGATATTCTGCGTGAATGCAAATTTTCCCAGCATTGTTGCACACTCCTGAAAAAGAAGCCTTCGGAAGAGCTGCAAAAGCAACTTGATGTGGATGTCATTATCAAAGGGCTGATGGCGGAAGAAAGCCATACGCGCATGATCAACGTATCAACAAGAGGGCATATTTTCGAAAGTCGCAGAGATCATATTAAAGACGGGGCGTTTTACCATGTTTCGCCAATTGCGCTTTGGACGGAAAAAGACATTTGGAATTACATCAGCTATTATCGGCTGGAATATTCGCCCCTCTATGATATTGAATATGAAAACAAAGACGGAAATACCAGGCGTATTGAGCGTAATGGTTGTATGTTCTGCGGAACTGATCTGCTCTATCGGAACAATCATCTGTCTGTATTGCGGCAGACACACCCGAAAGCCTATGATCTCTGTATGGAAAAGTTCGGATACAGGAAAGCATTGAACGCTCTTTTCCGAAAATACAAAAAACAAGGTATTTATGAGGCTATGACACCACAGGGTAAGACTGCCCGTCTACTTTTTTCCTGTGGCGACATGGACGAATTCCGCCGTGTGCGCCCATGTGCTTATGATGAGATAGGTGATATGATGGAACTTGAAAATACAGGCTTGACCGATGAATACGATCAGGAGGAAAATAATGAGTAAACAAGGCCTTGAAAAAATCGTCGCCAGCCTTAAAGACATCGCAAAGTTCCCGCCGGAACTCCAAATCCGGCAGGTTCCGTGGAATGCGGAGGAGGCAAAATATGAAAAATGAAAAATCACCCGTCCCGCCTGATGCGTCTGCCTCACCTCGCAACTTTGCACTCTCACGATCTCGCGATCTCCCGCGCGTCTGCCGCATCTGCGGCGCCCCGGCATTGCCTAAGGAGTGCAACAACGGGCTGATTTGCCGGGAGTGTTATAACAAGCACCGTCGCGAACAGCAATACCATAAGAGGCATGAGCCTACGGAACGCGAGGCAAAGACCTGCAAATATTGCGGAGCCCCGGCGATGGGCGGCGGACGCGGCGCAATCTGCCGGAAGTGCTACAACATCCGTCAGAACGACAGATACCCGTATATCCGCACCAGGAAATATGAGCCGTGCAGAATTTGCGGAACAATGACACGCTCGCTGGCTGGTATCTGCTGCCAATGTCAGGGCAAGAAAATGCCGAAGCTGAACAACTCGCTTGAGTCGGAAACGGCATTGCTTGAACAGGCGAAAAAATACAATGCAGAACATCCGCTCAACGCCGAGGAAATCAAGGCACGGTGGAGAGCAGCATATTACGGATAATATGAAGTGAAAAGGATAAAAAATGTCTTGCGATATTGAGACTGAAATTCTTTTGATGAAACAGGCGGAGGAGAATACAAGGCTCCTGAAACGAATTGACGAACTGAAACAGGAAAATGCAAGATTGCGTTCCGGTTTGCTGGATATTCTGGAGACGCATGACAAAGACCCTGAATTCGTGTCCATGACAAAATACATTGTAAAAAAGACTTTGGAAGGAACCAAATAAAAATGAAACTGAAAAACGCCGTTAAAATTCTGAGGCGCTATCGTGACTGGCATTCCGGAAAGGATTGCCGGACTTTTGATGAGGCCGGGCTTGTAAGAAAGGAGGTCGGGCATGCTATGGATGTGATTCTGAAGCATCATGGAATGCCGGAGCCTCTGACCAATTGTGAGGAGTGCCGTTATTTTGACGAGATGTTCGGCGGGTGCACTAAGATGCACTCTTTCAATCCGGGATGCAAGTTTGAAAGAAAAAATGAAGGAGATGAGTGAAATATGGGCGAAAAAATGAAAGATGTATTCGGTCTGGTTTTGATCGAACTTGAAAAGGCAAAGAAAAAGCATCCGGGGTTTCCGGCAGCCTACAGTATGCAATGTATGGTGATCGGAGAGGAATACGGAGAACTCTGTCAGGCGGTCAACGATTTTATGAATTGTATCGAGGGGGCGACTCGGGAACATATTCTGGAGGAAGCGGCGCATGTCGCCGTGACGTCGCTTCGAACGATTGAGCACTTGCTGAAACAGAAGGAACAAGACGGAAATGAATGGTAAACAACTCAAAGGGAAAGGAAAATAATCATGGAAATTACGGAAAGCACAGTTTACTGGATTACAAGGATGGATGGAATACATGACTTTCTAATCGGTTTATGCATTATTACCAGTATTCTGGTGGTATTAAGCCTTATCATATTATTTTCGACTTTTATGGCCTCTGAAGGTGAAGAAGAATTTCACCCGGCAATGAAACTTGAATTGCGAGCTTGTTTTATAAGTATCGCTTTACTCGTGGTATTTTTCCTTGTTTCGGTATTCGTTCCGACAACAAAGGAAATGGCGCTGATAAAGGTTCTCCCGGCAATTTCCAATTCAAGGTTTGTGTCTGAGGAGTTACCGAAAGAAGCCGGAGAGATTTACATGCTGGCAAAAGAGGCGTTGAAAGAAAAACTGGTCGGAGAGAAGAAATGAACTTGTCTGAACTGATTTCAAATCTGATTCCGGGGCTCGGCATTGCCCTGATTCTCGGAATCATTCTATGGAGGGTGAAATAATGGAAAAATTACGAGAAATTGAGGATATTGTTCCTGATTTTGAAGCATGCAGAAAAATACCAGCTGATGCATTTCAGAATACAGTGTTTCGGTGGGATGAAATAGAATATATTAAAGAAGAGTTCAAGGAGTTCAGATTTAGGTTATCTGAACTCCTTGAACATTTACCTAAAGAAGCGGTTATGGATACGGCTCGGATAGTTGTTTTTTCCAGAAACCATCCTGAGTATTGTTTTCCGGCACCGACTTTAGAAGAGATTTTTGATGCGATTTGCGAACTTCCAAATACTGATTTTACTGATATGCATATTATATCTAAGGGCAAATGTTACAGTTATCCGACTGATGCCGGAAGTGCATTGGAGCTTTATCTGAAATTGAAAGGAACGCAATCCAATGGCAAGCTATAACAAGGTTTTTCTGATGGGGAATCTGACCAGGAATCCGGAAATCCGGTATACAAACAATCAGACGGCAATATGTTCCTTCGGGATCGCGGTCAATCAGGGGACACGCGAGAAGCCCGATACTTACTTCGGGGAATGCGTATGTTTCGGTAAAACGGCGGAGGTTATCCCGCGATTCACCGGAAAAGGTTCCTCCGTTCTGGTTGAGGGTTTCCTTAAGAATGAGCAATGGCAGGACAGAAAAACCGGTGAAACTCGGAGCAAAACACGGATTTATGTTCAGAATATAAAATTCCTGGATCAGCCTGAAGGAAACGGACACAGGACAGCCGGAGCAAGATACGAAGGAGATCACAGATACAGCCGGGAGGATTGTCCATAATATAAGTTGCCAAAATTTACAAGTTGACAAAATCCGCTTCTGTATGAGGCGGTGAAAAGCAAAAGCCGGAACCCGCAATTCCGGCTTTTTTATGATTTCATCCTCTCAAAACTTGAAGATCATCTCTGAAACCAAGGATACAAATATCACCAAATATTGAATCTTCAAGGGAAAGAGAGGGGTTATGAGTGAATTTACGGAGAAAAAAGACTCAAAAGCAATCAGTTCCGGGTGTCCTGAATGTTTCGGGAAAAGAAAAATAGGAAGACGTTGCCCCGATTGCGAGTTTGACGAGTCATGTAGAATTTATGGAATTCTCAACCATACAGAAAAAAGCGGAATCAAGCATTTTGCCAAATCAACGGCTCCATTAAATGAAGAACTTGGCAATGTCTATGGTGAAAACGATCTTGTCCTTGATGAAGATGAAAAAGCATTTTATTTTAAGAAAGACGGGCAAGAAATTGAAGTTTCAGGAGTAAATCTTAAATTAGCGGTTTCATGTCTCATACTTGGAGCGGAAAAGCCCCGGACAGCACGTGCGCTTGCTTTGAGATTGTCCGGTTGTAAGAGTTTATCCGATGTCGCGGAGTATCTCGGCGTTACCCGGCAGGCAATCCATACAGGAATTCAAAATGAACTCGGCATCGGGAACCGGGTATTGAAAGACTCCAGTTTCAAGAAGCTGACACCGCAGGAATTCCAGTTTTACCGTTTGAAATATGAAGACGGCTGCACGATCCGCAGTATTGCCATACAGATGGGGGTTTCCAAAAGCAAGGCGGGAAGAATTCTGCAAAGAATAAGAGCAAAGCTGCGTTTGAATCCTGAACGCAAAAATGGGACAAAAAACGAGCGTAAACAGGTTAAAAAATGGGACAATGAAAATTCCTTTTGAAAGAAAAATTGTATTTTTTTCAGATTTTTTTTTCTACGTTCAAAGATACACGATGCGTCAATATTTTTTCCCTTCATTGAGCAAAAGACAAGAACAAACCGCCGTTTCTGCATGAATATTTCCGAATGCAGCCTATTCTCAAATTGACAATCCTGGGTAAGTATAAGCCGTTATCATGGTGATGATGGCAAAAAACAGGAGATAATTATGGCGAGTGAAAAAGCAAAAGCAAAAAGAGCGGCAAGGCGTAGAGCTGCCCGGAAAGCGTGGCAGACAAGACGTGAGAGAGAATATGGACGCGTGATGTATGCATTGACGCTTTGAGATCAATTAACAAAAGAGCTTTAAAGCTCTTTTGTTATTAAAGTTTGAATTATATATAAGGTTCTTATGGATTTGTATGATGTCATAAAAAAAGGACAGTGCGAAACTCAAAAAATCATTGTAGGTTTCAGCGGCGGAAAAGATAGCGTCTGTCTTCTTGATTTGTGCAAAAAGTATTTCAGAACGGTATATGTATTCTATATGTATTATGTGGATCATTGCACTCTTCAGGACAATTATTTCCGGTATATTGAAAACCGTTATAGGGTAAAAATTCTGCATGTTCCGCATTTTGAGCTGAGTGATATTTATAAAGAGCAAAAATATATGCACAAAAGCATTGAGCTTTCCCGTGTGCCTAAAATATATTTTTCTGATATTGAAAATTATGTCCGTGATTTTTTTCAATGTAACTGGATTGCATACGGGATGATGGCGTATGAAAGCATAGAAAGACAAGCAATGATAAATGAGCACGGAGGGGTGGATTATAAGCATTCAAAACTATTTCCGCTGGCGTTTTGGAACAGCAGTAAAGTTTTTCAATATCTGAAACTCAACAAGATATTGCCGCCTACAGAATATCAGTTTTCCGAACGAAGCTTAAGCTGTCCTTTTTTTCCTGATGCTCAAATAATGCTTCAATCCTATTACCCGGATGACTGGGCAAAGGTCGAAAATAAATTCCCGTTGGCAAATGTTATTCACGCGCGTGATGTTTTTCAATACAGGAGAGGTTCTTATGTCCAACAATAAAAAAAATGAGTTTAACGAAACAGCTGAACAAGTTAATAAACTATGCAAATATCAAATATTTACACCGCAACGTGTCCATAGGTCACAACTGCATGAGGCGGAATATAACCCGCGAGAAATAGATGATGAAAGCCGGAAAAAGCTAAAAAAAAGCGTAAAGGAAGGGCTGGCGAATGCGATTGTGTGGAATCAGCGCACTGGAAACGTTGTAGGGGGTCATCAAAGATTATCCGTACTTGATGAACTCATGAAGACAAAAGATTATGAACTCGATGTTCTGGCTATTGACGTTGATGACAAAATGGAACGCAAATTGAATATCCGCCTGAATAATCCAAATATGCAAGGAGTTTTCGATTACAGTAAACTTGCGGATTTATTTATTGATGACGGGGTCGAGTTTGCAGACGTCGGATTCACCCAGGCGGATATTGAAATCATGTTCAACGAAACTGAGCTTTCAAAAATCAACGGTTATGATCTGCCTGAAGAAGTTCAGTCTGATGTTGAAAAAATCAACGAGATGAAGAAGAAGCGTAAAGACGCAATGGCGAAATATAAAAATCTTGAAAACGAAGATTATTACCGGGTTATCGTTTTTGATACGCCTGAAAACATGAATAAATTTATCACCGGATTTCAATTAAACGCAAAAGAGAAATACATATCAGGGGAGGAACTGGCGGAAAAATTAGGCTTAAAACTTGAAACAACAAAAAAAGACGCCTTTGGAAGACCGACTAAAAATCAGTAACAACCAAAGACGCTACTTATTGCAGATTCGCGGCCTTACTACCCTTAACAATCCGTATAATTATATGCGTTATCGTATTGTTTTGCTGTTATTTTAGAGCTGTAAGCCTGTTCCGGCTCTATCGGCACGTTAACCCACTGCTGAGCGCCGTTTGGGTGTATGTAGGGCTTGGGCTCTGCATATCTCAAGGGGCGCAAGCAGACCCAGCCGACGCAGTAATCATCATCATAATCGCTTCTGTCTATTGAGTCTACAAGATCACACTCGCCGATTACCGTTCCTGTTCCTGCCTCGATAATGCCGATCCTCTCACGTATTCGGGTATGACGCTTCCGAAATTCCACGGGCTTTTCTCCGTCGACTATTTCCCCTGCAAACGGGGCGCGAATGATAAGACAACGCATAATTTGTTCTCCTTGTGATTGTTATAATATAGTTTTGCTCACAGGTAATAGTAACTTACGTTACATCCGTGAATAGTTGCATGGCCTGTTTTATCAAGGCGGTTCTGGATATCCTTGCTATATGTCACATGCTTTCCTGAAATTCTATTAATTTCGTATGCGGCCAGCGATGCGGCAGCGCCTCCTCTGTAAAGCTCTCCGTTTACGATTATTCCCAAGATTACGCGGTTCTGTTTCATTTTTCGTTTCCACTCTATTTATCGAATTGCACCGGTCAAGCAGGCATCGATCAAGCAAGCATCGATCAAGCAAGCATCGGTCAAGCGGGCACCGCTCAAATCAGCATGGGTCAAATCAGCACCGGTCAAATCAGCACGGGTTAAATCAGCACCGGTCAAATCAGCATAGCTAACGTCAGCATCGGTCAAGCAGGCCCCGAGCAGATCAGCATTGATCAAGCAAGCATCGGTCAAGCAGGCATCGGTCAAATCAGTACCGGTCAAATCAGTACGGGTCAAGCAAGCACGGCGCAAGCAAGCATGGCGCAAGCAAGCATCGGTCAAGCAGGCATCGGTCAAATCAGTACCGGTCAAATCAGCACGGGTCAACTCAGCACCGGTCAAATCAGCCCCGATCAACTCAGCATAGCTAACGTCAGCATCGGTCAAGCAAGCCCCGCGCAAGCAGGCATCGCGCAAGTCAACACCGGTCAAGCAAGCCCCGCGCAAGTCTACATGGCGTAAGTCAACACCATCAGAGAGCGCCGTTTCTAATGCTTCGACAATTGTTTCAGCGTCTATCTCAATCGACTTTCTATCATCCATAAATTTGATTGTAATCATGATTCACCTCTTTATTTTGTTGCCTTTTTTAGTTAATATAATATTTAAATAACATAATGCAAGGCTTGTCATTTTGGTAACTTCTTATAATTTGATTAGTGTTAAGTACCGGGGTTTTACCGCCCCGGCGGGGTTGTTAAAGATAGTTGCATGTCGCAAGGAATTGATAATGATCCGTAAGTCTTTCGTCCATCTGCTTTAGTTCTTGCTCTGTCAGGTTGTGATTCCGCAAGCACCAGCGGTTTGCTCGGATGGCTTCGGAAGTGATCTTCTTCATGATGCTTTTCGGAGTATTCACTTTGCCGCCGAAGACACGTTTTACGAACGAAAACTTATTCTCATTCTGTCCGCCGAACTGCTGATGATAGTAGCTGTCCGAGATGTAATAGCTTTCGATTGCGTCATACAGCATGGCAGTGATCGTTCCGTGTCCCCTCATCGCTAACTGTTCAAATTCTTCTTTCATCATTTTTCTTTCTCCATGTTATGCCGGGGTTTCTCCGGCGTGGTTGTTCATGCATTTTCCTTTTTTGCCTCATTAACAAAATCTTTGAGAGTGTTAAACCTGTTATCAATCCAAAACTTAGCGGATGTTTCGTTAATGATTTTTTTGAACACTGACTTCCCAAACTCGAAAAAATCTCTCTGCGCTTGTGTAAGCTCATGCGTTCTAGCATAATCGGCAACCGCAAAAAACTGATCTACAATTGATTGTCTGATACTTTCCGCCCATGCAATCTGTTTCGGGGTGCCTGTCATAACCGGCAGTTTGATTGCTGTAAGTGTATCCATTTTTCCGTCTCCTTTTTATTTTGTTTGTCTTTTGTTCTTGTTATGAGGCTAATATACATCTAAAATAATACATTGCAAGTCCAAAATCAAAAAAAATCCGTTTTTTTTAGTTTTGAGGCTAAAAAAGTTTGAAAAAAAGATTTTTAAGGGGTTGAATGCTTGACAAATGCAACAATATGCTATATGTTATAGTTTAGCCATATTATCAAAATAACATAAGGGGGTATTATTCATGCCAAAAGGTAAATCTAAACGTACAGTGACACCGGCTCTAAAAGCTGCACAACTTGCAAACCTGGCTAAGGCAAGGGCTAAAAGATCAACCGATCCCAACTGCAAGGCAGCCAGTCAGCAAAACGCTAAAAAGGCGGCTTCCGTCCGGTCGGCGCGGTCGCTTTTAAAGCATTTGCCTGTCTCAGCCAAAAAAGATTATGTTGTCAAGATCGGAAGCGGCAGGAGCATGAAAGTCATTGACGAGAAGCCGGTGAAGCTTGATTCCGGTCAGTGGGAGCAGAAGTTCGAGCAGTTCGGGAAATTCTCCGCTTACGGGATTACGCGCGAATTTTCCGGTATTGTCCGTATCGTATGGGACTACGAGCCAACGGTCGAGAACATCATGGACGCGCCGAGGCTGGAGGAGGAAGAACAAAAGGAAGACTGATTAAAACAAGTTTTTTTATTTTGCCGGGGCATTTCCCCGGCTTTTTTTTGTGCCTGCGTTATTGCCAGGGGTGTTTATTGCTTGAACTCAATCACGGGAACGGAAGCCGCCCGGATGCGTCCGGATGCCAAAGCCTCGCAGAAGCCCGGGAGAATGTTTTCCGCTTCCTCCAAAGCCATTTTCAAGCGGTGATAAGAATGCTTCGTCGGCTTGCTGGTGGCTGATACCCGGCGCAGGAAATTACGCGGCATTCCCGTGATTTTTGAAATTTCGCCCGGCTCGCAGGACGGGGCAAGTTTGCGCCACTCCTTCAACTCCAGTTCAGCGGCGAAAAGCTCGCGTTCCTGCCGTCGGATTGTCTCAAGAAGCAATGCGATATCGGCGTATTCTTTGCGGGACTCTTCCCGATACGCTTTTTCGATCTCAATGAAATACTGTCGGATTCTGCGTCCCTGATCGTTGCGTTCCAGCATTGCCAGATGTTTGGCGACGTCGAGAGTCAGAAGGTAATCTTTCGCGGTAAATCTTCCGTTTGCATCGCGCCCGTTAACAAAATTGTTAACGGTGAAATCCTGTTCTTCGATGAATTCGGAAAGACGGTCTTCAATCCAGTTTCCAAACTGGCGTTTGCTTCCCAGAGCCTTCCAAAGGTCGCGGGCGTTTACGGTTTTCCGTTTTTCAGTTCCGATTACGGATTCTTCAATCCTGACAAGTTCTTTCATGATGTTTTTTTCTCAAACTATGAATTGACTATGGGAGAAAAGGCCGCCATAGTCACGAGCGGCCCTTGTCAACGGAAGGAGGAAGCCGTCTATTCTCATACAGCTCTGATTGTCAATTTATGAAAACCATTAAGGGGGGACTATAGGGGGGATTACAGGAAAGAAAAACATGTTTATGTATTGTACCATGAATACGCAACACATGAACTGATTCAATTGCAAGATGTTTTAATTGACAATCCCGGATATGGCAGAGAAACAACCGGAGACGTTGAAATAACACTGCATGAGGCTTTGTTTATCCGTTCCGGCGATAACTTGTAATCATGGGATTATGTGTTATGAGCAAACAGAAAAGAAATGCCACTGCGTCCGGGAAGAAGATGGCTTCTTCCGTCAAGAACTCTCAGAAAGAAAAGACAACATCCGAAACGACAGGATCGGAAGAGCAGAAACCGTGGAGAGATGAACATGGTCGGTTTCTTGCGGGAAATCAGCAATCGCGCGGGCGTGCTTTTCGGATGAAAGTCAGCAAAGAGAAATTCATCGAATGCGCCAAGAGAAGCGGCGGAATCATGACAGCCCTTGCCCAGCTTGCCGGAATCGACCGGATGACAGCGGCAAAATATCTGACTTTGGTTCCGGAAGCAAATGATTACTTTCAAAGCCAGAAGGAAACGATTATCGACCTTGCCGAAAACCAGCTGGTGAAACTTGTCAGGGAAGGAGACAAGGATGCAATCTTCTTTCTGCTGAAAACCGTAGGGAAACGGCGCGGATACAGCGAAAAGATGGAGACAGAGCTTTCGGGTTCAGTTCAGACAACCGACCGCTTCACGCTTACGATTGAAAACAACTGACGCTGGGGGCATGTTCTATGAATTATGGAATGCCCTATATGGGAAGCAAAAACAGAATCGCCCGTGATATTGTGGAACAACTGCCATCGGCAGAATACTTTGTCGATCTGTTCTGCGGCGGTTGCGCCGTAACTCACGCGGCGATGCTCAGCGGGAAATATAAAAAGTTCATCGTCAACGACATTGCGCCAGACATGCCGCGCCTGTTTGTGGATGCGATCAACGGAAAATACCGAAACGAGAAACGCTGGATCAGCCGCGAGAACTTCGAGCGTCTGAAAGACACGGACACTTATGTCAGGACTTGCTGGAGCTTCGGGAACGATGGACATTCTTATATCTACGGGCGCAAAATCGAACCGTGGAAAAAGGCTCTGCATTACGCACGTGTCTTAGGCGATTTTTCGTTGCTGAAACGCGACTTCGGGATTGATACGGATGATGCTTCAAGACAAAACATTGCAAAGAATGCTGATACGTGGAAATTACGTGACAAGCTGAAATACAGTCTGCGACGCCTACAAAGTCTGCAAAGTCTGGAAAATCTGAAAAGACTGCAAAGTCTGGAAAGTATGGAAAGCAATTTACAGATATTTTCCTTAGATTATCAGTCTGTTGAAATTCCGCATGATTCGGTAGTCTACTGCGATATCCCATACAGAGGGACGAAGGAATATAAGGATGGTTGCTTTGATTATTCCCGTTTTTATGATTGGCTCCGGACACGTGATTACCCTGTATGGGTTTCGGAATACGCGATGCCGGATGATTTTTTCTCGGTTTGGAGCAGGGACAAGGTTTCAACCTGTGGCACACATAACAACCGGAAGACCACGGAGCATTTGTTTTTGCATAAGCGGTTTTCGGACGAGATTTTCGCCGAAAGTCTTCCGCTGTTTGAACGAAAGGATGCAGTAAATGAGTAATCTGATTCTGCACAAACGGCAGGGCGAAGTTCTGAAAAGCGACGCGACCGAGATTTTATTCGGAGGGGCAGCCGGCGGGGGGAAAAGTTTTCTGATCCGCGCCCTTGCAATCTTTCTCTGCATGAACGTGAGGGAGTTGCAGGTTTATTTGTTCCGAAGGTTGAGCGACGATCTTCTGAAAAACCACTTCGAGGGGGAAACCGGTTTTCCCGGTCTTCTTGCAAGCGAGGTTGAATCCGGAAAAGTCAAGATTACGACAGCACCGCCTAAGATTCGATTCATGGAATCAGGAAGCGTGATTCATCTCTGCCACTGCCAATATGAAAAAGACGTGATGAAGTATCAGGGCGCGGAAATCGGGGTTCTGATGATTGACGAACTGACACATTTCACGGAATATCAATATCGGTTTCTGCGAGGCAGATGCCGTGTTCCGAAGCAGATAAAAGCCGATCCCGCCGTTGTGAAAATGATCCCGAATCTGACATTTCCGAAAATCCTTTGCGGTTCCAATCCGGGTGGTCCGGGGCATAACTGGGTCAAGGCGATGTTCATTGATCCTCAGCCAGCCGGGGAAATCTGGCGGACTCCGGCGGCAGAGGGCGGGATGCTCCGGCAGTTCATTCCTGCGAAACTTTCCGACAATCCTTCGCTGAACCAGGAAGAATATGCGAACCGTCTGAAAGGTCTGGGACAGGACTGGCTTGTCAAGGCGATGCTGGAAGGCGACTGGAACATCACCGCCGGCGGCGCGGTGGATGACTTATGGCGTGAATCAATTCATGTCATGCCAAGATTCCGTATTCCTGATTCGTGGTATATCGTCAAAAGCTACGATGACGGAAATTCGCACCCGTGGGCGGTTGGATGGTTCGCCGTGTCGGACGGAACCGATTATGTTCTGCCAAGCGGAGAACGGCGTCCTACGATTCCCGGCGATGCGTTCCTGATTCAGGAACTTTACGGATCCACAGGAAAACCAAACGAAGGCGACAAATCAACGATCCGTGACCGTGCGGAACGGATCAGGGAAACAGAGAAAATGCTGGGGTATCATGTGCATGAAAGCATTGCCGACTCCGCAATTTTTGCTTCATCGTCCGCTTCGCAGTCTACTGTTGCCAAACAATTTGAGGATTACGGAGTATTCTTCAAACCGTGCAGCAAGGCTCCTGGAACACGGCACCAGATGCTTACTTTTCTTCGAGACAGGCTGACGGGGGCAATTGAACGCGATGCCGACCCGGGGCTGTTTGTTTTCGATCACTGCCGGAACTTTATCAGGACTGTTCCAGTGCTTCAGAGAAGCCAGCGCGACCCGGATGATGTAGACACAACGCAGGAAGACCATCTTTACGACCTGACCGGGTATTTTCTGCTCGGCGAATACTCGAACAGAAAGATCATTGTGGTTGCCGCCGGAAACGTGGGGTGACTGCAAGATTGACAATCCGGGTTAGTAAAAACCAGGAGCAGATGAATGGGAACGGGAAGAAAAACTGAAGTTGCAACGGCGGCGGAGTTCGCCTATTACGGATATGACAAACTGGCAGCCTGCCGTGAACGAGTGGAAGATTGTCTTGGCGGTCAAAAAAAGATCAAAGAAAAAACTGTTAAGTATCTTCCTGCCGATAAGTGGCAACTGAAAAACAACGATGATTACAAAGCGTATCTTTTCCGGGCTCTCTTTTTCGACTACACCCGGAAAGCGCTTAACCGTTATGTGGGAATGCTCAACATGGGCGAGCCGGACATATCCCTACCGGAAAATGGAAAGCTTGATTTTCTGAAAGACAGAGCAACGCAATACGGAGACGGACTGAAATCCCTACAGCGCAGACTGAATGAAGCGCAACTGTCACATGGATTAATTTGCTGTCTGCTGGAATCCACCGGAAGAGACGATGCGCCGTTCGTGATTCAGACTTACCGTGCGAGAGATTTCATCCGGACAAAATTTGATACTGAGAATGGCAGGTCTTTTGCCCGTTTTGTGCTTCTGGACGAATCCGGATATGAATATGACACCGCGACAAAGCAGGATGTTGAAAAAAAGCAGCTGAGGGTTCTCGGACTCGACCGGAACAATGAATATTATCAGGCGGGAATTGAATTTGGCGCATGGCCTGATTTTGATCTATTGGAACCGAATTCAGGGAACATTGTGTATCCGGATTATCACGGAAAAAGGATGAATCGGATTCCGTTTACCTGGTGCGGCGTGTCCAGTCTTTCCGGAACGTCAATTGATGAACCGCCAATTCTGAATATTGCAGATTCTGAAATTTCACTTTATCAACTTTATGCTGATTACAGGCAGGTTCTTTACATGACAGGGCAAAGTCCCTTGTTTATCACTGGACTAAAAGGAGATGATAATAAGATCACTTCATTGCTGAAAGAGTTGTATGTAAACTCAGGTGCGCTCAATGCGCTTCCAGAGGGGGCACAGCCGCAATACCTTGAAGTTCCTGCACAATCGCTTTCCATTCTTTCACAGGAAGTGGAAAAGCTGAAAGAGCTCTGTTCGTCCGATGCCTTGAGTCTTTCCGACAATAAAAGCAATCAGTCAGGAGTCGCGATTCAGCTGATTCAGGATTCCAATACTTCGCCGTTGCAGATCATCAACTCTGTCGCAGGGGATGCGATTACAGAACAATTGCGTTATGCGGCAATGTGGATTGGAGTGGATGAAGAAGAGATTCTGGGAACACGTTACACGCCGAGTAAAGATTTTGCCGAGGCAAATCTGTCTGTTCAGGAGCTTGTTGCGGTAGATGGAACCGACAGCCTGACAACCGAAGAAAAGAGAAATATCTGGCTTGAAAACGGTTATGGCGACCCAAAAAAGACAATTGAGGAATTCCTGGAAGAAAAAGAAAAGGCAAGAGAGGAATCCATGCAGAACAGTCCGGTTATTCAGGGGAACGGGAATCCTTTTGCGAAAAAAGAGCAGAACAATGATTCTGAAGAAGAATAAGTTTCTTTTCAAGATTTTCTATTTTTCCATGAATATGAACAAGTTCAACATGATTGAGATACAAAAGAGAAGCGATGAGCGAAAGTGTTCCGGCATTTCCGGACGCCTGATCATACAGGAAGTCGCCGATTACGTTGTTCGTGATTTCCCGCATGTTATAAGCCGCTGTTTTTTCTTCATTCTCCGTATTCATGAATAACCTCCTCATAAAAGGAAAACTGTCAATGCAAAAAAAAATTGCATCAGAGCTTTCAGAATTGATTAATGATCATATCGCGCATTTGCAGATGATCGGCGCGACCTGGTCTGGCGACATTCTGCGGCAGTTGAAAGAGGCACAGAAAGAGCTTCTGGAATATTTCCTCAATACGCAGAAACATTTCGGGGCAATCGGAATTGATGCTGGAACAAACAAGAAATTTGATTTAATCAAATCAAGAATAGAAACACTTCTGAATCAGGCGTATGGTCAAGCAATGGAGGGAATCAGGGATAATTCTGTTTCCCTTGCCGAGAATGAAGCTAAATGGACTGGCAGTTTTACACGGGCTGTAAGCGGTCATACTGTTTCTCAGGTTGGCAGAAGAACCCTGAACAACATTGTGAAATACGGGCGTTACAATGGTTTGAATCTGGCCGAGATGTTCAATTCCATGGCGGTATCCGACGCCGACAGGATTTTCAAGGCGGTTTCACAGGCGATCAAGACCGGAGCGACGCCGGGCAGTCTGAAAAAAAGTGTCCAGAAGGCGTTTGATATTTCCAATGACCAGGCTTATGCAATGGGTCTGACGTGCGCGAACGGGATTGCGAACGACGCGAAACTTGCGCTTTACAGCGAAAATTCAGACGTGGTGAAGGAAATTGAAATACTGAACACGCTTGACGGTCGTGTATGCCCGAGATGTGCCGAGATCGGCGGAAAGAGATTTCCGGTAAATGCAAAGGATATTCCCGCGTTGCCAGTTCATCCGCGTTGTCGTTGCGTCTATCTGCCCGTTACGGAGCTCTCTGATTCCGCAAGCGTAAAACGCCCTGCCGCAAATTCCGATTTCATGGGCGATGCGAAACGCGCCTATGAGGAGAAAAATACCGGCAGATCATGGGACAGCCTGTCCGAGTCGACGAAGCACAAATATTATTATGAAGCAATCAGTGAATACGAAGCAAGAACCGGAAAGCCGGCGTTTGAACAGGTTCCGGGATCAATGAAGTTCACCGATTATTTTGAAAGCAGGGACAGCAAGTTCAAGCGCGACTGGCTGGGACCTGTAAAATATAAACTTTACAGCAAAGGAAATCTAAGTCTGAATGAGATGCTCAAGCCTAATGCCGGCGGATTTTTTACAATTGCCGAACTGAAAAGGCGTGACATTGACGCTTTTAAAAAGGCTGGTCTGCTGTAATGAAAAGTCTCAAATTGACAATCCGGGGTATATGAAAACAGGCATGAAGCCTGCAAGAAAAATAACAGGAGAAGTCAATCATGGGATTGAAATTCAAAGTCGGAAACATCGAGGAAGTAGCGGAAGCGCAGAGAGAGTTTTACACGGAACGCGATGGCGCGTATTATCTGGACGTTGAGGATATGCCGTCCTCAAAAACAGATGATGATGTAAGGCGGCTCAACGGCGCGCTTGAGAAGGAGCGTAAAGACCACAAAGCCACAAGAGAAAAACTCAAGGCATTTGAGGATTTCGGCACTCCGGAAGAGTTGCGCGAAAAAATTGATGAATACGACACTCTCAAAGACGGCGGCGGAAAGGCAAACGAAGAACTTCTGGACTACAAGAAGCGTCTGAGGACTGCGGAAAAGGAACGTGATTCCTTCAAGACGCAGTTTGAAAGCCAGAAAACGCGACTGGATGAGCTGATCAAGCTGGAAAAGGCAAGCAAAGTCAAAGGCAAGCTGAAAGAGATTGTAGAATCTCTTGATGCAAAATATGACCGAAATAAAATCAATTCCATGCTGGAAGATTTTGAAGACAATTTCGATCTTGACGATGTCGGCGATATTGCGCCTTACAAGGGAAAGGCTGTCAAGGAGTGGATTCAGGCAAGAGCCGACCTTTACAACTTCACCGTCAATTCAACACCGGGAAAATCAAACCCCGGAAACATAAATTCTGTTTCCGCAGATGCGGCAAAACAGAAAGCATATGACGAGGCAAAAGCAAATGGTGATTCCCTCGCTATGCTGAACAATTTACCGTTAAAGCAAAACTGAAAAAAGAAAGGTTTGAAAAATGACAACTTCTTATGAACTCGCAAATGTGAAGCGTGATCTTTCGGATGTGCTCAGCACAATTATCAAGGGTCAGCCGAGATTTATTTCACTGTTCACGACCACCGCTCCTGCAACCAGTACAACCCATGAATGGTTGGAAGATCAGATTGCACCGATGACGGTGACAATCTCCTCAATCAGCAGTTCCACCGCTACTGTTTCCGCTGCGGATGCTGCGAAAATTGCTGAGGGTTCTATTCTTCGCGTGAAAGATGACCCGGCACTGTTTGAGGTGTCCGCCGTTTCCGGCACAAATATAACTCTGACACTTGTCGCGGCGAACGGTTCAGCAAAGTCTATGCCGGCAGCTTCGGACGTGATGTATATTGCATACACTCCGAGAGAAGAGGGGTCCTGTGACGGTAAGAAGTCTTTCCATCAGTCGGGCACGGCACAGAACTATACTCAGATTTTCCGGGGAGATATTGAAATCACCGGAACTTCTCAGGAAGTCAAGGTTTACGGACTGGAAAACAGAATCAACTATCAGACCAACATTGAGATGCAGAAGCTGGCACGTGATATGAACAACGCGGCAATCTTCGGAATTCCGAGAGCGCATACTGCATCTACCACCGGAATGGCTGGTGGTCTGTTTCACTTCGGTAGTCAGGCTGGCGGTCTTTCAATCAATGCCAATGGAAATATGTTTGACAGTTTCCTTGTCAATGACGGAGCGCAGCAGATTACCGATGAGGGTGCGCAGCCCTCTATCATCCTGTGCTCTCCCGGACAGGCGCGAGTTCTTTCCGCTGATATGGTTGACCAGGTAATTATCAATCAGGACAATAACGCTCGCGGCAGTTATGTCGCCCGTGTCACCAACGATATCACCGGAGCGCAGCAGACGATCTTTTCTGAGCCGATGATGCCGGATAATATCGCGTTTGTCCTTGACCCCACCGGTCTCGGTTTGACTCCGCTCGGCGGTCGGTCTATAGCTGATTCCGATGCAACCACCGCAACCTGCGACTCTATCCGCAGAAAAATCATTGGAGAATATACGTTTGAGTTCAAAAATTCGCTTCAGCGTATTTCCAAGATTTACGGATTGATGGGAAGCATGGAAGCTCTGGCGGCCAAACGGGCAAAGACGCGTAATGTCAAAATTACGAACACGACCAGCGATCCTGTAAATACAAAGGAAGTTGCTGGCTGATAATCTGCGATAAAAAAGATGGGCTGAGATGATATCAAAGCCCGCTTTTTCTATTCATATCAATAATTAAAGGGAAGATGAAACATGGGAAAGAAGATTGTCAGAATCATGCGTATGGCACATGATTGTAAAGCTATCTGGATGGATGAAAAAGGAGATACCTGTATCGGCTCTTTTCCGGTGCAATGGAATGATGCTCAGGTTGTTTCCGCTATCAAAGGCGAAAATGTCAATACTGCTCCTGAAAAAGAAACAAAGGAAAAAAAGGATACTTCAAAGTTTCAGCCTCCGCCGGAGCAAATGAAAAGCAATCTTGACGAAAAAGAGCAGAAAAAACGTATCCTGCTTGCGATGAAAACCCGTCTTGCAAACACAAAAGTTGATTGCGCAACTTTGAAGTTTGACGCTACAAAAGAACTTTATATCAAAAAGTTTGGTGCTGGTGAATATACAAAACTGGAACAGTCTTTCAGCGGAGAACCGAACAATGCCTGAGACTTTGCCTAACCTTCCAATGTTTTGTTCTGTCGAATGGGCAGACGCTTTCTTTGCGTCTTTTCTGTGGAACACAAACTGGACAGGAGCGACGCAGGAACAGAAAGAGGCAGCATTGAAGACAGCAACCAATCTGATTCAACGTTATGTTATTTTCTATGATGACGAGGGAGAGGTATTTGTCTTTGACCCGTCTGAGAATGAAATGCCAGATCTTTTGAAAGAAGCAACGGCAAAGGAAGCGATTTATTTATTGTCACTTGACGAGTCAATCATTGAACCCAATTCCCTGCTTACAATGGGAATCCAGTCTGCAAACGGAGTTGTTTTTTCAAAAGATTTTCAGGGCGATATTCTTACTGCTTCGGTTCGTGTTCTGATCGGGCAGATGGGAGGTGAGGTTTTGCCGGAAGCCATCGGCGGAACAGAACTTGGAATAGCAACGGGAAGATATATAAGATAAGTCCTGATTGACCAGCAGCCTATGGGGGGGGAGATATAAGGAAAACCGGTCAATCAGGATGAATAATAATATAAAACGCGAAAATCAAGAATCAAGAAAAGGATTGAAATTATGAATGACAAACTCATCAACGCATTGCCTCACACGACGCTTGCCCTGCTGTATCTCGTAGGGTTGCTGCTGATCGGGCTCCTGCTGACGGGATGCAGCCATAACACCGGCGCGTTTACAATCGGAACAAGGGTAAACGCGGGGCTTGACCCGCAGAACGCAACGGCGAATCTAAGCTATACAGATGGCCTGAACGTGGTGGATGTCAGCCGCGAAAACAGCAGCTGGGATTTGGAAATCGACGCTGACAACGGGGTGTCCGTGGATACGCAGAACGGCAGCATCAAAGGTGTGAAACGCATCCGGCGCGATGTCGGGCCGCAAATTACCGGCTACCTGGTAGACCTCGCGGAAAAGGACCCGGAAATGGCAAAGCTGTATGTCGAGAGCCTGAAATACTACTGGAAATATCGCGCGAATCAGAAACAGACGGCGGACAAAACGGAACAGTCCGACCAGTCCGCAAAAAACAGCCAGTCGGAAACGACCTCCGCCAAAGCGGAATAACAGCGAACCCCGGAGGCCTCTCAACGATGCTCAACTTTCCGGGGTGTTTTTTTATCAGGAAAGCCACGTCCAGCCGTGCCATGAGGCGCGGAGGTCTTTTGATTCAGGGCGCAAACGTCTCAACCCGCTTTGCGCAAGGGTAATGCCAGTTTTATTGGAAGCTAATTCAGCCTCGGTAAAGAGATCAGGATGATCCCGTAGGAATTTGGCAAGATTGCGGAAAATGTAGGTATCGCCAGCAGGAGAGCAGAGCCGCCACTCCTTAGCCTTAGTGTTGGTCTCGTATGCGCCGCTTTTCGGGCTCGTGCGGACAGCATCCCGGCGTTTGGTTATTATGTCCGGTCTTGATATCGTGTCTGGCATCCTCTTTGATGCTATGGCGCTACGTAAGGCTTTATGGCATTGCGCTGAGCAGGTTGATTGCCCCGAAGTATGGAATCTATGCCCGTCTGCCTAAACTCTTTTCCGCAGGCAGGACAGATACGCGTATATATTTTTACACGGTAGGGACACTTCATTTTTCCTGTTTCAGATAGTCGACCAGCTCTTTCAACTCCTGCTCCGGGTGCGGGTGGAATATGCGGTAGATGCGCCGGTAATCGGCCTCGTGCTCGATCTGCATCCAGCCCTCGGTGATCGCGCGGACTCCGAGTGCAATCCGGCGCGCCTCCGCCAATCGCGCGGGTTTGACCGGGAGGTCTCCGCAAACATATTTGTCCCAGGTGCTGATACTGATATCAAGGGCTTTGCACCAAGCATCTTTTTTCAGTCCGGATGCAAGGAAATAATCTTTGATCTCAATTTCCGGCTTCGGGATCGTCTTGAGGACATTTTCTTTATTCTCAATCGTCAGCTTGGCCGCGATTGCAATGTATTCGTCTTTTGTCACATCAATAGGCATTTTCCAGATCCTTATCGTTCAGCGTTTCCTGATATACCCGTTCAGCTTCATGTTGCTCCACCGGCTTGATCACCGCCCCGCTTATGACAGCATAGCGTATCCCGTCGAACCTTACAAGGCTCCATGTAGACTCAACATTATTTTCAATCACGCCAACTACCGGGCAGAGAAATTCCGCATTCGGGGCAATTCGGTCAGTCCCTTTGTTCATCAGATGCCACATTTTCAGCCTCGATCCTCTGCAAACTTTTAATTTCATCTCTGTCTCTCCTTGATTTTTTATGGGTGTCTGTTATATTTTCCATGCCTCTTGCGAGGCGTTTTAGTTTCCCCGTGCCGGAGTCGTTACCTGCACGGGGATTTTTTTGTCAAACTAAAAGCGCATTCAAAGACTTTGCGTATTCCTCAACAGATTCATATCCGTTCGGAATTACAAAATCATATCCGGCTTCCGCGTAACGGTAGACCTTGCGGTGTCCGTCATAGCATTCGCCCCAGCCGAGGATAAGACGGTCATCACATACAACCTGTGGGAGTATGCCGCGGAAAAGATATTCGGGCGCTTCTGCGTGGTAAACGGTGTCTGTGATGACCAAGACTGTTGTGTTCATTTCGTTTTTCATTTTTTGCCTCCTATGGCGTTTTAGTTTTTTGTTTAGGGCTGTTGTCGTTATCGCCCCTGTTATATTATATATTATACGCTATTTTTCGCATTTGTCAAGGGTTAATCCAATAAAAATACGTATTTTTTCATATTTTTTTTTATTTTTAAGGCTAAAAAAATATTATTTGGGGCTGCGCCCGCCGCAAATGCGGCAATCGCGATAAAAGGTATCTCCGGCATCGGGCAAATGATCGGTAAGCTGATTGTCAGGCTTGCCGTCAAAGTGTCTGCATCTGTAATTATGTATCACGCCTGATCGGTGATTAATCCAGTATTTGTGATCGTTGCGGTGCGCATGACGGTAACAGATTAATGCAATTATCGCAAAAATAATAAATACTGTTACGGCTGTTATTATGATATGATTTTTTTTAAAACGCATTGCAACCTCCTTAGGATAATATATCTCCTCTGATTTAATTGACAATCCGGGTTACTGTAAAAAGGATTACTTTTTATGGCTACACCGTTTCAAAAGATAAGCAGTAAGCTGGTCAAGGCTAAGATTTTTAAAAATGAGGCAATCCTGACTTATATAATCAATGATTATGATTATGCGACAGGACTTGACATCAACACGGAAATCAAGCGCAATATCATCTGTTACCCTCCGGAACCGGTGAATGTGCGCCTTATTGACGGGAAAAATTATCTTGCCGGAGATCAAATCATGCGGATACCCTATGATGTCATTGCGGCATCACGGGCAAGTCACGGCGATGACCCGGAAATTATTGTAAACCAGGTAAAAAAGACGCTTGAAGACATGCGCCCGTTTAACCCTGTCACCGGAGGAATTGTTGCAGGGATTGACACTATCACTTTTTCCAGCACAACTTACCGCATCGGCGCAATTCGCGGCGAACAATGGATGCAGAATCAGCCGGCAGATTATTATTTTACGCTGAGGGCTTAATCTATGAAATTCAACATCAATGACAGCAATGCCATGCGGAGATTCCAGGAACGCAATGAACGGCGCATCAAATCCTTTATGAAAATGGCAACGATTGAACTGTATCGTCAGCTTATGATCGTATCGCCGGTCGATACCGGGAATTTCCGCTGGAACTGGTGGTGTCAGGTCAACGGAGTCACGACACGGTATGAACTGCATGAAAACAAGGGAATAGACCTGAACAGACCGATTACCGTTTTCTCCAATTTCGATTTGAAAGATTCATTGTTTATCTGCAATTCGGCTCCTTATGCCAAAAGACTGAATGAGGGATGGAGCAGACAGGCTCCGGCGCGTTTTGTGGAAATCACCGTTTCCGGGGTTCAAAATCAGATCAATAAACTTGTAAGCGAAGCAGTCAGAGAGGCAGGTGAATAATATGGCTATTCTGGATGAAGTCATAAGAAACGCAATGCGAGTCCGTATCATTGAGAAAGATATTGCAACGGATAAAGATTTTCAGTTTGAAAACAAGAACTTCGATCCCAAAGGGAAAAAATTGTGGATTCGGGAAACATGGCTGGGAGGGGAAGAACAGCTTCTCACAAACAGGCGCGTATGGATTCCGACAAGTCCACTGATTCAATACGATATTTTTGTCCCGCTGAATACCGGAACCATGACGGTAGGGCAGATCGCAAATGCGATTGAGGAAGAGTTTGACATTGCAGGTGAAAAATCAAGAGTCGAGATTTCCGGAATGCCGCAACTGAAAGTTGAAGTGAAACGCATTCGTTTGAGCACGGCAACGGAAGAAGAATGGTATTCACAGAAGTTGCTTTTCTATCTTCAGGTTTTCGCAAATTGACAATCCGGGTTAAGGGAGGATAGGTCTGCTGAAAGGCAGTCTGACAAGGCGGTGTAGGACTGAGCGCCGCTTTCCTCCTTCAGTTAACAAAACTCAGAGAAAAGAGAAAATGGTATGAGCAAATTACAAAAAGTTAACTTTCATGGAAACGAGATTGCCGTCATTGAAAAGGACGGTAAGCAGTATGTGGCAATGAAACCCATTGTTGAAGCTATGGGGCTGGATTGGAAGAAACAGCATGCGCTGATTCACCGTGATCCTGTTTTAAGTTCAACTGTCACCGTTACGGGGATAGTTGCGGAAGACGGGAAAAAAAGAGAAATGGTTTGTCTGCCTCTCGATTACTTGAACGGGTGGCTTTTCAAAATTCCGGCAAGCAGATACACAGGAAAGAAACGCGAGGCTATCATAATGTATCAGAAAGAATGCTACAAGGCTCTTTTTGATTACTTCCACAAAGGCGCAGCAGTTAATCCAAACGCGACTGATGAACAGTTGCAGGCACTCTATCAGACATTAACCGAAGAAATGGAACGCAGGATTTCCGCAGAAGCCGAAATGAAAGCTCTTGAGCGACTCGTGAAGGTAATTGCACAGGATGCATTGCCGAAAACGAAATACGGGGAAATATCAGAAAGAAACGGACTTCCGAGAACTCATTTCATGCGTTCCTGTTTCCGCAGTGACAGACGAAATATTCAGGTAAGAATTCCTGAATTTATTCAATACCTTTTGCCACTTTATATTGAAGAATAAAAAACACGCCAAACCAAATATAAGGAGATTAAAAAATGGCAGGAACAGCACCGCTGCTCAGCAGCAAAGACATTGTCGTAAGTTGGGGAGAAAACGCGATTGAGTTTCTCGGAACATTTTCCGGGCTTCCGGCGACAACGGAAAACACTTCTTACGAAGTGGAAACCAATGAGCGGAGTTTTACGAAAAACACGCCAAACCAGAAATATGCCGATTATGACATCGACGTATTCTTTGACAACACGGTTCGTGACTCCCTCATTACAGACAAAGAGGCAGGAACTTCAAAAGTCCTGAAGTTTGAGTCGAAAGTCACCGGAGCAACGTGGACGAAATCCTACAATGCACAGGTGAAGAACGTCGGTTCGCCGTCCGGGGATGTTGCCGAAGGACAGCCGGGCTTTACAGTGACGTTTACAATCAACGGTCCGGTTTCAGAGGGTTGAGTTTCACAATTAAGGAAGGGATGAACCATAATGGAAGAGAACAAAGCAAAACGGCTTGACCTGTCAAAACTAAAGGTGCTTGAGCTGCCGCATGAGGATGTGGAAGTTGAGATTGCAGGAGAAAAGCAGCTTGTCACTGTTCATGCGCTCGGAGGAAGGGGACAGCTTGCCCTTGACGGGCTTCCGGCAACGGCAAATCATGAACAGCTTGTCCAGACCGCGCTGATTTACGGCGCGGATATGGATGTGTTTGTTGCGCCTTATCTGATTGAAAACGCACGTGAGGCGGCGGTCAAAATCGCCAATGCCGTTTACGAGTTGACCAACAGGTATAAAAAAGCCATTGAAGAAGAAACCGAGGAGGCTAAAAAAAAATCTCTTCCGGCAGATTCTGCATCGGCGACAGTTACGCAAGGCTGATTTATCTTTGCGCAAAATACAAAGACTTTTCCCCGCTTCTGCCTCTTTCACTGAAAGACGCCATCTGGCTGTGGGAGGCGGAAGCATATTTTGAACTTGAAAAAGAGAAGATCGAACAGGAAAAACTGAAATCTGAATTCGAATATCAGCATAAGCTGATGCTCTATCTTCACGGGATTCAGGAAATTCTGTTTGACCTGACCTGCGATCATAAAAAGAAATATCAGAGAAAAGAGCCGTTAGACCGGGCGGAACTTCCCGTTTTCAGGGAAATTCTGGAACAGCAGAAGGCAGAAGAAGAAAAACTTCCGCTTGAGGAACGGAAGCGGCGCGAGGCAATGAGAATATACGAAGGACGGAACAGATAAAAATGGCTGAAGCAGATATTGTAACGTTAGCGATCGAATGCAAAAGCAGAAATGCAGAAAGCAGTCTGAATGCGTTCAATCAGAAATTGAATCAGTCGAGCACGCTTGCCGGAGAGGTTATGAAAAACCTGGGGCTGGCGTTCGGTTCGGCGTCCGTCATTGCTTATATGAAGCGGGCTGCCGCCGCTTCCATGGCATTCAACCGCGAGCTTTACAATATCAAATCCATTGCCTCAGAACTTGATTTAAGCAAGGTAAGAAGTGAACTGCTTTCACTGGATTCCCGTCTTGGTTCCGCGGCAGACAATGCCGGTGCGCTTTACTTTGCGTATTCGTCCGGCGTCCGAGGGACGGAAAAAGAACTGGTGAAGTTTACCGGAGAAGTCGGAAAACTCTCTCAGGCGATTGTCGCAGACCAGATTCCGACCATGGACGCCGTCACGTCCATTATGAACGCATACGGAAAAACCGCAAACGATGTGACGGAAATTTCCGATATGTTTTTTCAAGTCGTCAAACAGGGAAAAACAACGGGAAGCTCTTTTGCAAATACCATCGGTTCTGTTGCCGGAGTGGCGGCAAATGCCGGAGTGTCACTTGATGAACTCGGCGCAGCGGCGGCAACCCTTACCACGACAATGCCGACGGAACGGGCTATCACTTCGCTTTCCGCACTGATTACCGCTTTCATCAAGCCGACAGACGAAGCGACAAAAGTCGCGCAGAAATACGGAATCGAGCTGAATGCCGCTGCGTTGAAGTTGAAGGGGCTTTCCGGAGTTATGGCGGAACTCAACTCGAAAGTCGGAACCAATACCGAAGCCATAGCGCAAATTGTGCCGTCCATCGAGGGAATGAGGGCGGCAGTCGCGCTTGCCGGAGGACAATACAAGATGTTCGCCGACAATATGGAAATCTTCGAAGACAAGGCAGGTTCATCCGCAGAAGCATTTGCGACACAGGCACAGAATCTGGATAAACAGATTGCGAGCCTGCCGAATACTTTCAACAAGATCAGTATTCAGGTCGGAGAGTCTGCAAAAAACATCCTTACTCTGAACGGTGCGCTTACACCGCTTCTCGCCTCATTCAACAATATGGATGAAAGCACGCAGAAGCTGATTGCGGATTTGACGCTTCTTACCGGGGGGTATGTCACGGTCAAAGGAGCCGTGGCTGCAATCAACACCATAAAGACAATCCAGCTTGCGATTCAGGCAAAGGCTACGGCGGCAACGGCGGCTGATACAGTTGCAACCGGTGCAAACACAACAGCACTGAACGCGCAAAATGCCGCGCTTGCACAGCAGATTGCGCTTATCAACCAGCGGACAGCGGCACTTCAAAGAGGAAGAAGTATTCCGGTGGCAGATGCCACGCTTTCCGATTTGGCGAATGCCCTAACAAATGAGCAGTATGCAAAGATACGCTTCAACCAGCATCAGGCAAACAGGTATAGACAGTTGGAAAAATCTATCGCAGGAAGCCGAACAGCAATCCCCGTTAATATGCGTGATAAGGGGTTGAAACAAACTTTTTCCAACCTTGGAAAAACAACAGGAAAAGTTATAAAAAATACTAAAAAACTCGATAAAGGGTTAGGAGGTATTGCAGGAGTTATTGGTATTGGTGTTATGGGGAGCATTGGAAAAGTAACCAAGGGTATAGGAAGTCACATTGGTAAATTAAAGGAATGGACTAGTAGACTTAAAGCCGCTACAAGTGTCACCGCGGCTAGTGGTATTGGTAAACTTGCCGGTCTTAAATTAGCAGCGAAAGCCGGAGTGGTAGGTTTGATAGGTTATGGTCTTTATAGAGGTATAAACTATTTATCTGAAACAGATTTTCTTATTGAAACATTGGGAACACTTGACGGTTTAAAATATGGTGACTTAGAGCGACAGAGAAAATACGAAGCAAATGTAGAAAACATGAGAAAAGAGAGAGAAGCAAAAGCACTTGAGAAAGCCGCAAAAGAACAGGAAGAAGCTGAACTAAAAAAAGCCGCAAAAGAGAAAGCAGATGCTGAACAACAAGAAAGAGCAGCAGATATCAAAGCCTTGAATGAAACAGTCAATCAATACAGATATTCAAGACTTTCTGTCCAAGAGCAAATACAGCATGATAAAGGAAGAATTGGCGCTATCAATGTAGCGTATGGTTTTGCAGAATCCGCAGGAAATGTAAAAAAACAAAATGAACTTCTGAAAGAGAAAATAGAGCTTCTGAAAAAGATTGAAGAAAATGAAAACAGAATCAAAGAATATCAAGAAAGATTGAAAAACATTTATGTTGAACGTTCTTTGATAGGTAAAGATTATTCAACCCAAATATCTGCTTATGAATTGCAGGTAAAAAATGCAGAAGATGCGTTAAAAAAAGCGGATGTGGAAAATCTTAAACTCAGAAATCCTGATGAATATCTTAAACTTACGCAAGATTATTTCTCAAAAGTGGATAAATTGAGAGATGTCAGAAAAAATATGGAATCAACGGAAAATCAGCTTTTTCAGTATCAACTTTCGTATGAGAACAGTTCTGCAAAGAAAAGAGAAATGCTTCAAAATAGATTCAACGAACTTTCGAAACAACTTGAATCAACAACCGATGAAGGTAAAAAAGCAAGTATCTTTGGAGAGATGCACAATATAAATTCTGAATTAAAAAACCTTGTAAAAAACTCTATGGATTTTGCAAATGGTTTACAGACTGCTTTTCAGGCGGTTGAATACGGAACCGCTCAGGCGGCACAGGCTGAATCACGGAGATATTACAAGAGTGCAGCAGATGAGTATGCAAAACAGACGCAGGAAAATACAAAATATTTGAAACAGCAAGCCGGTGTCATGGTCAATACCCTGAAAGCTATTTATGACAAAATGCCTAAAGAGGGATTTGTCGCTGTTTGATTATCACTTTTGGTTTGCCTGCAACTCAAAACTCAGTTGTGCATAAAATGCCGTTTTGCATACGGCAGTAATGACTTGGGCAATGCCGAGAAAAACCATTGCAGCAAAAAAAAGACCAATGGATGCCGCAATGTATGATTCAAAATCTTCTACATGAAAAATTCCTATTATAATAACAAGGACGGCAAAAATAATATTAGTAACAGCTAATCCCTCATAAATTGATGACAGAATCGGAGTCTTGAACTGATTCAGGAACAGATATTTCTTTGCGGCATTCTGTTTTTTCTCCTGCTCTTCCACCAAATCCTTCATTGTTTCCGGGATTTCATCCTTTGGCGGTTCTCCCGGAACATGAAGCTTCCTCCCGCATTCCGGGCATTCCACATCCAGCCCGGCGTATGAAGAATCAACGGAGTAATATTTTTCACATGTCACGCAAAAAACTTTGATGTCAGGCATAATTATTCTCCCCTTTTGTTGACGGTAATAAAAATAATTGTTCCGTGGAAAAAGTCAAGCGGGGAAATCAAGGAACGGAGCAATATCCTCAGATAATAAACGTTTCTCGATTACCTTTTTTGAAACTTCAAATTTTCTTGAAAGTGATGGAAGTGATGGAAGTGGTTTAGATTTCAAGCATTTCAAAAGTTCCTTAGCCGGGACTAAAAGAGCACCAGCGAACCAATTGGCATGATTTTCCAGAAAACCATATTTCAATTGAATCGCTTCCATAAAATTAATCCAATTTTCTTCCGATAGAATATTCTGTTTTTCAAAAAACTCTCTGTGCAGTGCAAAATGTCCAAGTTCATGTGCCAATGAAAATTTCAGTCTATTCCATTGTTTTTCGCTCTTGTAAGAATCATTATCAACATAAATGGTTGAAAAATCAAGGGATAACATTGCTTCTGCCTGAACCCGATCCTTTAAGCCTGCATAAGGGACAACATCAATCGCCAAATCAAACTGTAGAAAGGAGTCAATATCAATAGGTATTTCCCGCAAAGAAGGATATTTTTTACGATACTCCTCTGCCTTTGCGGAAACTTCCTTATATTCATAACCTGGTGTCCATATCTTTTGACTCATGAACGATTCGCCTCCCTTGTTATTGCAGCAGCCTCCCTTAGTTGCTCTTCCGTAGGCATTTCTCCGTTTATGATTCGTAATAATGCCGGAAGTTTTCCTATCAACTCTTCATCGGTCAACCTGACAGGCAACTCTTTCCTGAATAATGCTCCCATAGTAATAAACTCATGCAGGGCATCACCGGACATCTGCAACCCTTTTCCGTAACGTTCCAATGTTTCATCATTCGGAGGAACCTTTAAACCTCGTTCAATCTTGCTGTAATTGGAAGGGTCTTCACCTACGATGCGACAAAATTCACGGAGTGTGATTCTTTTTTTCATTCTCTTTTCCCGCAGGAATTCATGAAATTTTTTATTATTCATGGCTACCTCCTATTCTTTGTGGTATTTATTATACCACACTTTAAGAAAAAAGTCAAGCGGATAATCCGAGAACAGCGCAAATTCCTGGAATAATTGAATATTTTAGTGATTTGACTTTTCCCATTTTGGGACTATATTAGTAGTTTATGCACAGGGGCGAGTTTATGTTTTGTGGATCGGCACACACGCCGAATACAGCAAAAAGAAGTTTTGATGAGGTGGACAAGTGGAAATCAGCACGATAAAAAATGATGATGAAATGCGCGCCATGACCGCGCGAATCAATGCTTTCCTTGAAGCTCATGCCGACGAACTGGACAATCTCACGCCGGAGGATGCCGAAGAATTGGAGTTGATGAGCCTTGTTCTTGGTGCATACGAGGACAAGCGGTTTCATTTCCCTGATCCAGACCCGATAGACTTCATCAAATTCATGATGGAACAAAAGGGCTTGAAGATGAAAGACATTGCGCCGTGCTTCGGGACGCTCAGCCGCGCCTATGAGGTGTTAAGCGGCAAACGCAATCTTACCCTTGCCATGATCAAGAAACTCCGCGTTGTGCTCGGATGCCCGGCGGATGCCCTGATAGCCTGATGATACGCAGCCGGGATGAAAAATCCCGGTCTTTTTTTCACGCCGAAAAACTGCACCTTTTCAGAAAACAGGGTGGATTCTTTCCAGCATACGGATAAGCACAGCCAGTTTATCAGCTTTCATGCAGCAGGTCTTGCGACTGTCCGGAATATCGACAAACTTTCCATGGGTATATTCAAAAGGTTTTGTTCCGCCGTCAGCATTCAGGAAGTTTTCATAACAGAAAATCAGATTCCGGTTTGTCGCACGATGCCAGAAAAAATGCCGTCTGCGTATCAGGCGTGCGAATTTATGTTTGACCGAAGCAAGGCATATCCGCGTTTCCGGATCATCCGGATCGGACGGATGCTTCAGAGTATACATGACTTCCAGCTTTTCAAGCTCCTCAATCAAAGAATCAATCAGTTCCTGCATATCATAACCTCTCTTTTTTATAAAGTAAGCAACACTTTCTGTTGCCACTCCCGTTAAAACGCCCAGCAGGGCAATCAATGTTTCTCTCATGTTCATTATTCCTCAATTTGTCAATTTATTATAGCTCGCCGCCGTCTGTTTTTCAAGCAAATTGACAATCCGGGGTAAGGTGAGGATAGGCGGTCTCCCTCCCCTTGCCGCCGACAAGATTTGCTCGTTGCTGTGGCAAATCTTCCTCCCACAGCAAAACATCACGGCAGGAGAAATCAGAATGGCAGAGAAGAACAGCCGGCAGTTGGTTGCTTTCCAGTTCGGAAAGCGTGAAGTCAGAACCGTAATCGTTGACAATGAACCGTGGTTCGTGGCAAAGGACGTCGCGGAGATTCTCGGGTATTCCGAAACGGCAATGATGACGCGGCGGCTGGATGAGGATGAAATTCAGAAAATTGCGTCTGCGGAAATGGCAGGTGCAAATTCAATGGCGCGTGAATTTAACATCATCAACGAATCCGGTCTTTACAATGCAATCCTCGGAAGCAACAAACCGGATGCCAAAAAGTTCAAGAAGTGGGTAACGGCAGAAGTCCTGCCGTCCATCAGAAAATATGGAGCCTATGCCGTATCGCCGGAACTGCTGGTTGATCGGCTCGTTGCTTCCATCCATGAAAACGAAAGAATGAAATGCCAACTCGAATTTGCAAAGAATTTCCTCCCGTCCGGTAATCCGGGCGACCTGAATCGCAACGGAGTCCCCAAAAACAATTTCCGCAGGGGGTATTACACCAGCGGGAACGGAAAGCCGGCCGTTGCACTCATTGAGCGGATCGACCAGCCGGGATTGTTTGATGAAGTTCCGCTTCTCAATCTCATAAATTGACAATTGCAGTTAGGAGAGGATAGGCGTTTTTTTTACCCTTTTTGTTGCGCCGACAAGAGCCGTAGTCATGATATGGCTTTTCCTCTTTTTATAAAACATCGTTATATATGAGGCAAGAATATGGCAATCGCTTTCAGGGGTGTCAGTGACAACAACGATATTTCCGTTGACAAAGACGGAAACAAGACCGCAACACGGCAATACATTTATGAACTCAGCGGAGAAGATATCCGCAAGCCTTATCTTGTTTTAGGCGACAGCAATCTGCCGTCCAAATATGCGGCGCATCCGAGCTATCCGCAGTTCAAGGCGACCGGAGAGCGGAGTATTTCCAATGAGGGAGACGGCGCAAAAGTCATTGTGACATGTTCTTACTCTTCCAATCTGTTGACAGATGTCAACGGAAATGAAATCACGGAAGATACTCCGCCGTGGGAAATGGGATTGACTTCATGGAGCCTTACCAGCGACATCATCACGGAAACACCGGAACAGGATATTGACGGGAATCCGATTCAGTCCAGTTCAGGAAGCCGGCTGCTTGTATCACGCGATGTAAGCTATCCAGTGATAGACCTTGCCTACAGTCTGGAAGATTTCAAGGCGGCGTGGATTATGACATACCGCCAAAGCATCAATGCTCAAAGCATTGTAGTAGGAGGCACGAAATTAACTGCGAATCAGTGGAAAATGGATAATCTGAAAGCCGAAAGGAAAGTTACGCGTGAAACAAACGGCGAAGTTAAATGGAGTTACTGGGATATTTCTATTCGTTTGATCGGTGATCCGGTGGTTTATGTGCTGGAAAATGACGAGGGAAAACTTGTCAAGACGAAAAGAGCATGGCGGAAAGTTGTCGGGGATATGTCAATTTATATGAAAGGTGAAAATGGTGGATTCGTTCCAATTTATGCTTATGAGAACAAGAAAGGCAAATATCCTGGAGGGGTAACGGGACAGGTCGTATGGAACAGTTATGAAGGATTCAAGGATAAATGGGGTAAAGATAAATTTGAAGATTATGAAAACTCTATTGAACGTCTGACGGAGCCCATATGGCTCGATAAAAATGGGCTTCCGGCTCCGATTGATAAAAAGACAGGGTATCAGAAAACTCGTTACAAACTGTTTGGTTTTCATGAAAAGCTGGACTGGAAACCGCTTTCCATGCCTGAAAAAGCGTTTGGAGAATCATAAATATGGCAATTGAAGTTTACCGCAGGACACCGGAACGTGATAAGATTCTCGGTGTGATTCCGCGCAGGAATCATGTAACATCACAGCCGGGACAGGCAATTGCCCCGCAAAAGAGAACAAGGGCGGCATCCTATGAATACACCGGTTATTTCAAGTTGGTGCTTGAATCACAGCCGGTAAGCGATGAACCGGGGGCGAACGTCGATTATTACGTGAATATCGTGGACGGGTCGACGTATGACGCGGAACAGAATCCGGTCAGCGGGAAAAGCGTGTGCAAAGTCAACAATGTGACGTATCAGCTTGACCCTTACCGGTCGGGCATGATTGCGGAGACAAGCATTTTCGCGCTCAAATATACGGCTCCGGTGGCAGCCGATCCGGACGCCGGAACCGAAGCGCAAGCGGCAAAAGTCGAAATCGTCAATCTTGCGGAGGAAGGCAGGAGTTATCTACCCTCCGACACCTCCGAAAACTGCTGGTATCAGCTCGGCAGGGCGATTGTTTCCGCAAACGAAGACGGCACGCTCAATGTGACGATACAGCAGGATCATCAGGGGACGGCAGCCAACGGCATACCGCAGATTTTATGGTATGGATATTGTGCGGAGGACTATTGAAATGACGACTCCGTGTCCGATTCTTTTATCACAAACAGGAGCCTTGCTCGGATACAGCCGCTCCTGGCCGCGTATGGTCTGCATGCCGCATTACCCGGTTGAGATTACAGATTATACTCTGCCAGCCCTGAAGAAGGGGGAATTTGCGAGCCTGAGTGAAGAACAACTGGTCGCCGGCGACATCCCGGAAGATTACGGTTCCGGGGTGTTGTCCGTGTCCGAGCGGAGAGTCCGCCCCTTGACCTTTTACTGTGACTCCGTCTCATGGGATGACACCGCCGCCAATGCGGATGACATGGTGGACAAGTCCGGCGACGGTTCCAGGGAAAATCCCTGGCGGAACGTGAATTACGCGATAAAAAAACTAAGCTGTCTTTTAAGTAATTTCTGCGGATATGCAAGACTGTGTGTAAAGGGCGTTGTTGATTACCGGATTACGGTGAGCAATGCTGATGTATCACATTACAGCAGGCTGATTGTAACGCCATGGAACGATGATGAAAACCGAAAACAGGAAATCAACCTTGACAGGATTTACAATGACGGAAAACCACATGGGATCAATGTTTTCTGCATTCTGTCCGGCTTTCACATCAAGATCACCGGGACAGGTATCGTTATAGCCGTTTACAGACCGTCGATCTGCATGAATTGCGAAGTAACCTTTGAAGATAATCAAACTTATAATTCCTATACTGCTTACAGGGGAGATTACCCGCGAGACTCTGTATTTTATCGTTGCACGGCAAATTTGAAAAATGTTTATTCCGTTTATGGGTTTTATGCGTATGAAGACAATATCTTCTATGGCTGTTCCGTTCACGCCTTCGATTGTAAGCAACTGTATGGGTATTATTCGAACACCGGCAGCGAAAAAACCAGAGCTGTATTTTATCTTTGCACACTGGATGCCGTGTATACGGAATATGATGGAATCTCCGATAAATATGGTTTCTGGGGGAACACTGTCTGTTACCGATGTTCCACAGCTTTCCATGGATATGCCTATTATCTTTATGGATTTTATAATAACAGGTATTACGAAACCATGGCAAATGCGTCCGCATATTATTCCTGCAAGGTTGATATGCAGGCGGTAGCCAATACCTTTTATGGCTTTTTTACGTCACATAATGCCGCGTTTCATTGCCAAGTTGTCATGTCTTACACAGACCAACACGTCAATGATATTTACGCTAGTGCTTACTATGGCTTTTTAACCGCAACCTGTTTTTACTGCAACATTACGGCGTCTGTTGCCAGCAATCAATCCTGCGTTTTATATGGCGTTGTAAACAGCAGATTGATGGTCCAATGCACTGCCGACATGACTCTTTCTGTGAGAGGGAACGGCTACATAGCATCCGCGGAATGCATCGCTTTTCATAATTGTGATAACGTTTATAACTGTTCGGCATCCGTTTCGGCTTCGGCTTCCGCAACGCCGGATTCCGGTGGGAATTTTAGAGAGACTGAACAGGCGTGCGGCTTTTATGATTCATCCGGATGTCACGACCCATGCCATCATGTTTACCGGACGAAAGACGGAACTACAGACTACTGCAATTCATAAGGAGAAGATATGTCATACTCAAACATTACCAAAGAAGAACTGGAAGCGAAACTCAAACAGCAGCGGGCGGAGCGCGAGGCATCGGAAAAGTGTCCGACGTGCGGTGCAAGGCGGAACCGGGAATCCATGATGCGCCGGTTCGAGGATGAAATCGGACGTTTTCTGCGGGAAAACCGGTTCGTCAAAATGGACTCGTGTATCCTGTGCGTACAGAAGCATGTCAGCCGCGCCATGATTTATTACGAAGAACTCATGACCGCGCAGGGCTCCGGCACGGCGGACGGAACGGCGTCCGTATCCGTCATGAAAAATCACCTGAAAATCTTAGGGCACCTCGGATGCGCGATTGAGGAGTCCGAAGACTACCCGGAACTCAACGCTATGCTCATCGAGACGGAGCGCAATTACCGTTACGAAGGGCTCGGGCCCGACTGGGGGAAAATCAGTGATCAGCTGAAAGTGGTCAGTGATCAGTTGAAAGCAACTGAAAAAGAGTAAAAAACGCTTCGTGATTGACAATCCGGGATAAGGAAAACACGGAACGGAGATAGCATGAAGATCATTTATATTGATTTTACCAGCGGCGACATTTATGATGCAAAAGGTGCTCCATTTGCAAATCAGAATCAACTGATTTCCTATCTGGAAAACACGGAAGACTATGAGATTCACTATGTGACGGACGGAGGAACCTCCGAAACGCCATCGGAATGGACGCCTTACACCGGCTTTGAAAGCATGTCGGTATCGTCACTCTTTGCTATTGACAACAATTTCATCTCCAGCTATGAGGGAAAGAATCTTTCCGCAATTGAATCCGGTGGAAGCGTTTCCAGTATTTCCGTAGAAGTCTCCGCGACAGAACGGTATATCCCGAAAACGGGTGTCCTGGTGCTCAGAAACGCCGGCGGAGAAGAACAGAGCTTCGCTTATGTTTCAAGAAGCGCAATAGAAAAAGGTTATGCCTTTACACTCGGCGCGGCGGAAACCGCCGATTATGCGTTTGAAGAAGGCGCGACGGTTTCGGTTCCCGAAAGCCTTATGATTCTTGCGGAAGGCGATTACGACGCGGAAACAAACGCCGTGAACTATGTGGATGATTCCAGAAAGTCGGAAGGTATCTTCGGAGTTCATTTCCTGACCATGTCCGACAAACTCATGGAGAACTTTGAGTTCACAAACACCGAATCTCTGCAACTTACAGCGGAACATGCGATTCTTTCCAACGGTGAAACGATCAAACGATTCCAGTTCCGAATCTATATCAACAAACCAATCGCCTTTCAGAGGTCGGCAGATGTCCCGGAATCCAATGCAATGGGGATAGCAAGCCAGTCATGGGTATTGTCGCTTCTCCGAAACAAGTTTGAATTCCAGTTCAGCGCAGACGGATCAACTGATTGGCATGATATACAAAATCAGGAGACGGACCAATATTACCGGCAGAGAATTTCCGTGGTCGGAGCGGACTGGTCGGACGCCATGTATATCCCCAGAGGACCGGCGGGCGAAGACGGAACTCCCGCGCCGGAACTCAAGACGCAATACAGCGTGGACGGTTCGACGCTCTGGCATGACGAATATGCCGGGGGCGACGCCTATATGAGAACATCGAACGACAACGGCGGAAGCTGGAGCGGTGCAATCCGGATTCTCGGGCAACAGGGAACGGCGGGTTCCAGTTCCTATATGTATGTGGCGTATGCCTCCGACGCAAGCGGGACAGGGTTCAGCCTCACGCCTTCCGACACGTTGAAATATCGCGCGGAAATACACTCCGAAACAGAGGTTGAAAGTCCGGACGCCGAAGATTTCAGCGGTGCGGTCTGGGTGAAGTATATCGGAAACGACGGAACCAGTGGAACCAGCGCCGGTTTCGGGACTCCGGATGCAACAGCCGAAACTTTGGCGGCGGGAAGCGAAGCCACGGCAAGCATTACCGCATCCGGCGAGAATACGGAGAAAGAGTTTCATTTCAGTTTTGGAATCCCGAAAGGCGCGGACGGCGCGGACGGCAAATCAGCGTATCAGCTCTGGCTGGAACAGGAGGGCAACGAAGGAAAGAGCCTCGACGACTTTTTCAATGCCTATCGCGGCTCCGACGGAACCGGGCTGACAGTGCGCGGCGCGTATGATGCCGCCTCGACTTACCAGAAGACCGACACCGCAATGGATGCCGTTCAATACAACGGCTCGCTCTGGGGATACATCAACGCTGCTGCCGGTTCCGGCAACGCTCCGCCCGCGAGTGCGGCGACTGTCTCGAACGACTACTGGACGCTCCTTGTCGCGAAGGGAGAAACCGGCTCGGACGGCCGTGGAATCGCATCCATTGAAAAAACCGGAACCAGCGGCAATGTTGATACCTACACCATCACTTATACTGATGAAACGACGTCAACGTTTACGGTTACGAACGGCACGGATGGCACGGACGGTCAGGACGGTTCCGACGGGCTGACTCCGAGCATTGACCCGGACACAAAGCACTGGATGATCGGCGAAACCGATACCAATGTCAAGGCGGAAGGCACGGACGGAAAAACGATCTTCAACGGGACAGGTGCGCCGTCAAATGAGCTCGGCACGGACGGTGATTTTTATCTCGACACCAACGCACTGAATCTGTATCTGAAGGCTTCCGGCGCGTGGACGCTGCAAGGTTCGCTTGCCGCCGGGTTGCAGTTCGCGGTTGCGCAGGCGGACGGCGACGAGTCCACGAAAACCGTTTCCATCCGGACGGTTACGGTTTCGGCGGACGGTTCCAGCGTCTATAGCGGTTCCGCGCAGACCGTGCTCTATGACTTCAACATCCCAGCAGAGGAGGCTTGATTATGGCGATACCGACAGATGGAGTTGTTTGTGGCACCGGGGTTGTGATCGACGGGCTCTTTCTGAGCACTTCCAAGCCGACAGCGAATCAGAAAGGCTTGCTGGTCAACAATAAGTTCTTCATCCCGTTCGCGAATAGTTCCGGAAGTTCCGGCGGCGACACATCCGCATTTGAATCCGACGCAATGGCGATCATCGGGACGCCGACAGGAGGCGGAGAACCAGGAGATGAAATAATTACACTCGTATCAGAAAGCGGATCACAAGGACAAAGTAAAGTAGCAATCAATGCAACAGGCTCTGTCATTGTAACAAATGGAGCTACATCCCAGACCTATACGGAATTCCCTGCTGAATTTACCTTGTCAGCAGGAACAACAACGATACAAGGAGCAGTTACAGCATTAAATTGTACGACTAGCACATTAACATCCATCGACATAAGTTTATGTCCCACATTAACTTCACTGGATTGTAAGGGGAACGCTTTGTCAGCTCTTGATATCAGTAATAATGCAAACCTAATGACGTTAGCGTGCAATAATAACGGTTTAACTATGCTGAATATAGCGCAAAACACAGCATTAAAATACCTTGCCGCCTACTCTAACAAATTTACCTCTGATGTTGTGAATAATATACTGGCATCGCTTGTCTTGAATGCGAAAACCAATGGAACTTTGGACATAAACTATCAGGAAACATCAGCACCACCAACTGGTCAGGGATTAACAGATAAACAGACACTCATTGATCGTGGTTGGACAGTCACAACAGATTAACTTAAGGAGGTTATTTATGGCAATACCAACAAATGGACTTGTATTTTATGCACCACTGGCTGAAAATGCAGATTGTGCATATACGCTCACAAATTCAGGTTCAGTTACGTTTCAGACTTTTGGAGGCAGGCAGTGTGCCTATTTTGATGGAAGCAGTGCGCTTTATAACAACTCTTTTCAAGTTGCAGATGCTTTCACATTTTCATTCCATGCCTATTTCCAATCAGGTGACTGCTTGTTTGCGTTAGGACCGTGGACTAACAGTCATAACATGGAAGTCATGACAAATAATGGGTATCCTAGATTATATACCTACAAAAACGGGTCTGATGAAAACCTAATAGATGCTACGACTAATATTAAAGATGGCTGGCACCATATTGCGTGCACATACGACGGAACAACACAAAAATTATATGTAGACGGTAATCTTTCAGCAAGCCGGACATTTTCCGCAACAATCGGGGCTGGTATTGCTTTAGGCACAAACTTTACTTCTTCAGGTTCTATTGGGAGAGATACAAAAATGACCGGCTACCTTGCCGCCTGCCGCGTCTACAACCGTGCTCTTAGTGATAGCGAAATCACAGAGCTATCCAAAGAGTTCAGCACTACAGGGGGCTCGCTCGATACTGTGCTTTCGGCTCTGGACGGCGCCCGTGATGCGCTCGTGACGGCGATCAATGCCAAAGGCGGAAGTCTGGCGCAGGATTCGACATTGTACCAGTGTGCCAATGCGGTAAACGAAATCAGCACCGGAACGGACACCAGCGACGCGACAGCGACAGCCAGCGATATTTTACAGGACAAGACGGCATACGCTAAGGACGAAAAGATAACAGGCACAATCCCCACAGTGACAGCCTCAATGTCTGATAACGTTGTTACAGTGCCAAAGGGCTATGTTAAGAGCGCGCAAACACTGACAGTCGGAACCGCGTTGAATGCTTTTACGATTACACCGGCGGCAAACGCACAAGTAATTTCTAAAGGTTCGTATCTCAAGGGAGAAGTTACCGTCGCAGGTGATACGAACTTGACTGCTGCAAATATCAAGAGCGGCGTAACTATCTTCAATGTCGCAGGAACGTATGAGGGCGAAAGCACAGGCGGCACCTCGGCGGAGTATTACAAGTGCGCCAGCGTGGACGTATCCGCGAAGACATGGAGCGGCTACAAGGCGGTATTCGACTCGACAGCCGGAACGTGGAGTTTCGAAAGCGATGTCACAGCGGGGCTGGCATATACCAGCGTCACGCCGGTCGTCGGCGGAATCTACAGCGCGGATGCATTGGTGATTGTGTCATTGCTTTACACAGGCACGCCAACGCTGACCAGTCCTACCGGCATGACCAGCGAGAGCTCCGACGAGTGGGAAATCAGTGCCAGCAGTTTCTACAGCACTAACTCTGCTCCGTGGAAAGCCTTCGACGGGGTAACAGGTAGCTCTTCTGGATGGACAGGAGCATCAAATTCTTCGTGGTGGCTTCAGTGGCAAAATAAGACGAAACCAGTGCTTGTGCAGAAGCTCAGATTTCAGGGTACAGCTTCCGGTGATATCGCACAGCAGGCTATCACCTCTTTCATCCTTCAGGGCTCTGATGACGGCAGCACATGGACAGACTTGTATACTGCGTCAGGCTTGACATGGACTACTGGATATGAGTGGAAAGAGTTCACGTTCTCGAACAGCAAGAGCTACTACTACCATAGGTTGGCAGACATTACCGTAGCTGCAAACTATCCTACCATTGTTGAACTGGAAACCTATGACATGTGAAGGTAAATAAAATCATGAACACTCAACTATACTGCAACACTTGGAAATACGCTGACTCCGGACGAGCCGACTGGCTGAATGAGTTTGCATGGCAGAAGATACCAGACGAGCCTCTGAAATTTGGCGTTGAGGGTGTAGTTACAGCAATGTATTGCGCCCTGACGGACACGCTTAAAATAGCCGGTGACCGGTCGGATGAGGTGTTCTTCGGGAGCGTAATCCATGAGCTCTATCACGCCTACCAGCGGCACGTGATGGGGCTCGTGAAATATCTCCTGATGAAGACATTCCGGCGTAAGAAGTTGGAGGCTCCTGCGAAGCAAGCTGAACTGGACGCTACAGAATGGCTCGGTGATCGGAGAATCAAACAATGGAAGGAAAAACACGAAAATGAGCACTGCAACACTTGAACTTGTCCGCAAGGCATATGATCTCAAGCTTGAGAACGTTCATATCCTTGACAAATACAGCATCACGGAAATCGGGAAAATCTACAACGGCATCGGTCCCGACCGGTTCCCTGACTGGCTTCGGGAGATCGTCACAGCAAGTGCGGGACTGTTCGAGCCCGCCGCGCTGATTCATGATGTGGAATATCACGAGGGCGGAACCAGGGAGCAGTTCGACGCTTCCAACGAACGCTTCAAGCGGAACTGTTATACGCTGGTCAAAGACCGTTACGGCTGGTATGACCCGCGCCGCTATCTCTGGCTGAACAAGGCGCGCCGCTGGGGCAACTACTGCCAGTTCTTCGGATGGGACGGATGGACTAAGGCAGAAAAGAATGAAAGCAACCATGGATAAAAAGACTCAGATTGACAATCCGGGGTATATAAAACCATTCAAGAAAGAGGACTATCAATGCAAGTAACACCTGAACATGTTGAAACAGTCATACAGGGGGCAACACCAGCCCAAATTATTATTCTTGTCATGCTAGGATTGTTGCTTGCAGGAGCTATTTATATCATTGTTGACAAGATGATAAACAGTCGTTTGAAGCCATTTGAAAAAATGCCGGAACAATTAGAAGATATCAAACATGAATTATCTGAAAACAGAGAGGCACTAGGTGTTTTACAGGCTTCTTTGTGGAGTGAAAGCAGAATGAAAAACTTGATCAACAATGAGATCAATGAATTTGCAAAGACTTGCGACAGATGCACAACAAAATGCGCAAATTTTAAATCGAGAAGGGATTAGCAGAAAATGTGCGATCATAACTGTGGAGAATGCAAAACCCCTTGCGCTTTAAGCAAGGTTGCTCCTAAACTGGATGAAATCCTCAACAAAAATGAAAATAACAAAAAAGAAGGGAATGAAAAAATGGCACTCGGAAGTTGCAATTCAGGAACGGAAGAAAAACTCGGCAGATTGGATGAACGTAATAATTTCATCAAAGAAAGAAACAGTGACATCAAAATTTCTGTTGTTGTCGCAATCACAATATCTTTAATTTCTCTCTTTGTCGGATGGACTGCCTTGCGTGATATGGATGCTCTCAGGAGAGAACTTTATGAATTCAAAATACGAACAGATAATATAATTTCACAAGCTGATGAGGCTCAGAGGGCATACGTAAATGCCAGAAAGACACTTGAACGAGCAAGAAGATAATGGCATATCTTGTCACGTGACAGTCACACGACAATCACGTGACAGTCACACGACGATCACGTGACAGTCACACGACGATCACGTGACAGTCACACGACGATCACATAAATAACGGAACACTTATTTTCCGGACTTTTGAAAATCAGTGTCTTGCTTTATGTTTTTGAAAAAAAACAGGAGAATGAAGCATGAAGCAAAAACTGGAAAAGGTTGTTACAACATTAATGCCGGATGCCATTCCCGGCAAAGATTTTATCATTGAATTCAGTTCTGAAGACAAACCTTATTTTGCCTATTGGAATACTCCAAAACTCGGACCGCCTCATGCTTTGGAAGAAATGCACGCCCCCTATATGAAAATCATGCAAATAAAAAAACGCTCCAATCCTTTGACAGATGATTCTGATCCAATGCCGTGGATTGCTGAAAATGCCGCACGGAGAGCAGAAATCATCGAAAAAGAAAAGTTTATGCCCGAAGTTCTTGAAAATGGAACCGTTGTGCATCGTGTGAGGTAAGAATGGAGGAACAATTGCTATCATCAAAAGAGGCGGCGGCAATCCTCGGATTTTCCAGCTTGCGCTATACAAGAGATTATCTCGGAGCACCTGATAAAATCGAACGGTCGGAAGTCGGGATACGGTATCTTTACAGCAAATCGCATGTTTGCGAGAAAAAGAAAGAACTCGAATGCAACCGATGTATCAAGGCGCAACGGAAGGGTAAGGTCAGTTGTTATCATTGCCGAAAAGCATGTGAAAAATGTGAACTGAGAAGCGGGCTTTGTTCTGATTGCCAAGCTAAAAAGCTGGTTCTGAATTTTTCATGTCATGGAGATTGCACACGCTGCAAGCCCGATTGCAAGATGATTCAAGCTCTGGAAAATGCTCTGAAGGCAATGAAAGCAAAGGTTCAGGCTGTTTGATTTGAGACGGATAAGCAAAATAAAAAAATGTTCTGCCATGGGATCCGGAAAGAAGCATTGTCCCTTTAGAGATAATATCCATTCCGATGAGAAGATCGAAGCCGGCTGAGCCTCCCGCCTCCGAAACACTGATATTCGGTATTTTGAACCCGTTACGGAAGATCATGTCAATGATGTAAATATTGGATGACTCTGTTCCGTGGACTCCAGAAACAGTTGCTGTATCATAGGGTATCAGCCCTAATTCATTTGCAATATCGGAGGAGATCATTGAGGCTGTTGCCCCTGTATCAAAGATCGCCTTGCAATCTCTTTGAGGATTGCCGAAGTCATGGCATTTTCCGAACCTGCAACTAATTGCAACCGGAATTGCAAGTTCGCGGGCATATGTATCAAAGTCCAGTTTACAGATAAAAATATCGTTCATATTTTACCTCAAAATAAATAAAACCCGGCATATTTCAGCCGGGAAACAGAAAAAGAATCAATCAGCCAGCATCAGGCGGAAGCCGTAGCGGCATTCATTGCATTCAGAATGTTCAGCGTCGGCGCACCATCTACGCAAAGGATTGTCGCGAGATAGGCACGCTGGCCAAGCAGGCCGGATGCCTGTGCCGCTGCTTCCGTGCTTGAAAAGACAATCGGCAACACGGTTCCGTTGCAAAGTTGCACTTGCGGAGGAAGTGTTGAAGTTGTCGAAGCAGGAATTGTTACAATAAACAAATCCTGATTCATCAAGCGGCAGAGGGTTGTTCGCATCGAATAAATGACATTCGCTGATCCGACAACCGGAGCGCCAAGGGCATAGCGACAAAAGAAATTACGTCTGCAAGCCATTTTTCATTCTCCTATTAAGAGTTAAGTTCAAATAAACTCCCTGTTAAAAAACAGGGAGTCACGGAAAACATCAGCAACCCGTCGCGCAAGCACAGCCGCAAGCAGGAGTCGATCCGCAGCAGCCGTTATTGGCATAACGGCCGAACTTTTCATAAACGAAAAGCTGCTGTTTGGATTCCGCCAGCTGGCGTTCCAGGTTCTGTGTGTACTGCGCATTGATAAGCGCACGAGTCGCCGCGCCTTCTGCCGCAATGGCCTGCTTGACTTCGCAAGTCTGCATCGCGTTGTTGTAATTCAGCTGGGCGAACTGCTGTGTGATGTTGTTGTTCACAGCCGCAATGCTGGACTGGGTATTGCAGCAGCAGGACGCAATCTGAGCCTGAAGATCGCGCTGGCCGAGCTGATTCTGGAATGCGGAGTTTGTTACCGCATTGTTCAGATTGGCAAAACCGGCAAACATATTGTCCTTGATCTGCCCCATCAGATTGGTCTGTCCCACCTGCGTCTGTGCCGTATAGTTGAGACCGGCTTTGATTTCCGCAATATTGGTTGCGTCAGTGATTGCGAGATCGGCACCGAGAGCACCGATTCCGGAGTTACAGCAACATCCGCAACCACCGCGTCCTCCATTGCCACCCCAGCCATTACCACCCCAGCCCCAGAAGCAGAACAGGAGAAGAATCCAGATCCACCAGCCGCCGTCACCCCAGCCGTTGTTTCTGTTGCCATTGTTCAAAAGCGCCATTGCTTCCCAGCCGTTGAAACCGCTTCCAGCACCGGGATTTACGTTGTAAATCGGAACCGCATCCATAATTGATACCTCGTGTTTTTTTGAGTTTTTTTTTGATTGTTCGAGTGCTCAACAGATTCCGGACTCTGTCTTGCTGGTAAAAGATAAAAGCAATCACTAGGAGATGGAAATCTAAAAAAAACTGTGACTTTTCCTAAAACACTTTTATCATGCTGTTTCCATATCCACGTGACCGCGATCATGGTATCAGGAAACAGAAAAAGAAGGAGCCATGATGAGCGAAGAAGCTGAAAAGACACTGATTCCGGAAGATGAAAGCGCGGATGTATTGAAAGAGACTCCTGTGCCTGAAGGAGTTGCGACTGAAGAGAAAGTCGGGGAGCAGAAGAATGAGGCAGGAAAAGTTTCAGAGGAACGGATACGCCTTGAAAATGAGGCTTATGAAAAACATTTTGCCGCATTGCGGGAAGAAATTGCCGACATTCGGAAAAAGTATCCTGTCAATCCGTCTGATGTGGTTGAGGATGATCCGGTAAAAAAGCTCTATGGTGAAGTCGGTGAACTGAAGAACAGTTTTTCTGAGCTGAAAGAGCTGCTTCAAAAACCGCAGCAAGCCACACCTCAGAATCCAAATCAGGGTTTTCAACAGGGGTTTCAATATCAGCAGGCTCCGCAGTTTTTTCAGCAGGGGCCGCCTCAGGCATATTATCCTCCGATGTTTCAGACATCGACGATTCTGCCGGCACCCGCATTACCGTTTATACAAACGCCGACTTATGCCCCGGCAATCACAATGCCTCCGGCATTCGGAAACAATATGAGTTCAAACGGAGGAAACAATCATGGCTGAAAAAGGTTTTACGACAATTAAAATCACCGCCGGAGATGATGGAAAATCCTATGCGATGGAAATCGTTGAAAGCGAGGCAAAAAACGGAAACAGAATCGATCAGAAGGTGGCAAACTGGATACTTCAGCTTGACGGGCGCTTGCGCGACCCGCAAGCCGTGAATATGATCCAGCAGGCGCAGCAGAATCCGCAGGGCATCATGCAGCAGATGTTTCAGCGTATGATGGGCGGCGGGGGAGGAATGATGCCTCCGATGGGCGGAGGTGGATTCAATCCCATGATGAATATGTTCATGGGGGGTGGACGGTGAGGGAAGAAGTGACGAGCTTCCCTGGCGTTTCCAACCTTGAGCATAATCTTGAATTTTTACTTCACAAAAAAATCCGGCTGAAGAAATTCGGCTAGAAAGGTTAAAAATGGATAAACAAAACGAAATGAAATCGGGGGAGCATCACGAAATGTATCCCGAAAAATACAATAAGGAGACGTTTATTGAGGAGCTGAAAAGTAGCGACCCCGATAAAATGTCATGGTTGATGTTGAATTACCTTGTCCAGAAAATGGCTGATGGTGTCCAAAATGACGGAGAGGCTACCCGTTATTCCGGCGGACGCTATTCTGATTCACGGTCACAGGGTATGGATAACAGTTCCAGTCGCGGGTATGCGCGACGGCTGGAATATAACGAACGTGGACTTGGAGGCTACCCGGCAAATCGGGAGTATAATCCGGATTATGATTACGACCGTGATTCCGGTCGTGAGTATTCCTATCGTTCCAGACGGCGTTCCAGATACGCTTCTGAAGACAGAATGCACGAAGCCAAAGAGCGTATCGGCGAGGCTGTCGGACATGAACTTGACGATGAGGAAATCAAATGCCTGATCATCAAAGAAGCCGCTTCACTGATCAAGAAAATTGCTGAATGTGAGCCTTATGAAGCCATGAAAGAGTTTAATGAACTTTGTATGGCGATGACGGGATATTCAGAGAACCAGCCAGAGGAACTTGAGGAACAAGCCAAGGAAGAAGCGATATCCGGTTATGCCAGGATGTTCCTTGGCGGGCATTCCTACAGAAGTAACAGAGAACTCGGCTACAATGACCGAAGCAGACGCAGAGACCGTATGCTTCCGATTGTTGAAGTTGAGGAATACGGGCGGCGCGGTCGTTCCCGTGATTCCATGGGACGCTTCAAGTGAGGTTCAGAATGGATTATATTTTCAAAGAAAACAAAATTTTTGAAGCTTTATGGGAGTTTGATCCTGAATTTGCGGAACGGATTTTGTTTCTTTGATGTATCCAACGCGGTATCACTGCTATTGAGAAATGGCGTGATACCGCTTATTTTTATTATCGGAGTTACATACATTACTACATACATTGCAAATTAATATTGAGGCTGATATTTTGAGCGAGGATTAGCCAAAAAATCTATATTTTGAACTCAAACAGAATAAAAATATGGAGCGGGTGAAGGGAATCGAACCCTGCTATTTAAGTATAAAATTATAATATACTCATACATTTTTACATACAGATGGCAAGTTTAATATCAGGCGTGGAGTTACCTTGTCCTGACTATAATTATCTGTTGTAACATCGGATACATGACCTACCATACCACGAATTGCCGAACGGGGAATTCCCGCTTCTTCGCAACGTGTAATAAACGTTGCACGAAGACTGTGAAAGCTGGCTTTTCCATCTTTTGTATCTAAAACCTTACATGTTTTGAAAAGATTCTGGATATAGCGCATTCTAGCACCGGAAACCCGTTTGAATCTTGATGTAAGAAACGGCGATAAAACAGCTTGTTTTTTGTCTTTTGGCTTCGGTAATGTATTCAAATGATCTTGCAACTCTTTATGTATTGGGATATAAACAGAACGATTGAAGCGCAATGTCTTATTAGGAATTTTTATAATCGCATCACCTTGAATTTCGTCCCATTTCAAGGTAAAGCAATCACTTACCCTCATTCCTGTATGCCATGACATTAAAAGGGCTGTTTTCCATGGTTCAGCAGCGGCATGAAACAGACGGTTGAACTCTTCAACTGTTATTTTCCTGTGGACTTCAACATTTTTCAAGCGCATATTCAAAACTGAATCAAAAGGAGAACCAGAAATACCAGACTCCACAACACAAAGTTTGAAAATAGTATTCAAGTATGTTTTATTATTATTGAATGTTTTTCCATTCCCTGCTCCATAGGTATTTGTAAGGTAGGCAAGTGCAATTTGGGGAGTTACATCAGATACATACTTCAATTTTGTTGATTTTATGAAGCGTTCCAACGCCTTTTTATGAGTGTCGGAAAGTTGCCTGTATTTACAAGCGGTTTCCCACATTTCAGATAATTTCATACTTCCGCGTCTCTGCTGCTGGGCTTCCGCTACAAAATCCGGTTTGGCTTCCGGCTGGATGGCGACATATTCGGGGAAGTCCTTTAAAATCCGGAGGCGTCGCTTTTTGGCACGAAGTTGTGTCATGTATTCTTTTTCAAACGCCAGAGCCTCTTCTTTTTCATTAAGTGAAGCATGAGTGGCAATTGTCCGGAGCTTTCCGTGCTCGTCCCGGAAATACATATAGTATCTGTTTTTAATGATTCTGAGTGCCACTTTTTATCTGCTCCCTTTTATCATCCATCAGCATATAACGTTGTTCCGTTGTCTCTTTTGAATCAAGCACCTTAAGGACTTCGGCTTTTTCTCCGTCCCGATAGTATAATTCCATCACGAGAAAAAAGAACACTATCAAGATTAAAAAAATGAAATAAACAGATACCTTATTGGATCTTATTTTTTCATCTGCATACTGGATACGTTCTTCCAGTCTTGCAATACGTTCTTTCAGAAATTTAATTTCATCTTCCATGCCGTTTCCCTTTTTTGTCCATTTTCCCCGTACGGGGAAAATGGTAACATGGTGTCATTATTTTTTCAAAGTTATTCTTTTAAGCTTCTTTTGCAATTCATATAGTATCACCGTTCTTGGTCAATTTGCGGAGGATTCCGATCCATGTAATATCCTGCGGTTCAAGTTCAAACTCACGACCGGCTGGATTGTCACTGGTCAAGAGAATCTTATCACCGATTCGGCGGAAACGTTTGCAGACAATACAATCCTCAAACTTGTTGCAGTCCGAAAACTTTACAACCACAACACGCTTGTCAGGAATGGTATGCAAATCCATCATCTGTTCGCAATAAATAATATCTCCGTCATTAATCGCCGGTTCCATCGACTGACCGGAAATCCGGAAAATTGAACAAACTCCGCGTATATCCAGAGGCACCGGAACCGTTTCATCTACCTCATCCGGACTCCATTTTTTCATTACTGCTCCATCGTTGCTAATCAAACAATCAATATAACTTGCTGCATTCGCCCATGATATCACGGGCTGATAATGCACAAGAACTGCACGGGTTTTCGGTGTTCCGTCATTGTAATAAATTCCCTCCGGCTGCAACAAACCACGTTCCGCCGGCGACATCGGCGCATCATCATGGTTGATCTTCAGATTATCCAGAACAGCGGACAGCATGTCTGGAAACCAGTTGATCTTGCCGGAGAGAAGCCGCTCCAAAGTCCCGGGAGTATCATATCCAATCTGTTTACACAACTCAGACGCGCCACGGATTCCCTGTTCCAGCATCGCATCTTTAATACACTCGCGGAGTTCCGGAGTGTTGCGGATTGTGTTGCGAGTGGCCGGGGGGGTATGTCTTTCCGGATTGATTTGCTGTCGAACTGTTAATTGACTTCTTACTTTGTCGCGTTCTATTTCCGGTAAATATGGTAATAGCAAGGGGGCTATCAGGTTCCAATTTGCCTGATTTATTCGCGAGATTCCCCCTGAAATATACTTGCTGAATGTGGAATGAGAAATTCCCGTCTTTCTGGATAGTTCAAGCGCTGAACCTTCATCTTCTATTAAGTTCAGCAGGGCCTTTTTTATTTCCGGTGTAATATATGGCATAATCAAGCTCCTTTCGCTTCTATTATACAGCAGAAAATAAAAAATAATAGAAAAATATTTGATTTTGTTCTTGAAATGTGATTAAGAACAATTATATTGTATTATATCAGATCAACAAGTGAGGAGTGAGGATAAAATGAAGAAGCGAAAGAAAACAATGAATGTAGATAGCTCTGTTACCGTGACAATTTCAGCAAAGAATGAACTTGAGGCAATTCGTCGGTATCAGAAACAGACAAAAAAACTTTGTCTTGAAGAAATCATTCATGAAAAATATCTTACTCTACCTAAAGAATACAGGGATTTTTTTATCAAAAATTGTGATTAAGAACAATAAATCACAATAAAGAAAGGATGCTTAGCCTTTCCGCTTAAAAGGTGCTTTTTGACAATACGAATATACGCCATCCAGCCCGGCACAGTCCCCGGGCGAACCAGCAAACCGACAAGGATGGGGCGGTGAAAACTGATGTAACACTTTTCGCCGGTTCCGGCGGTTTTCAGCAAAAACTGTTACCGCCGAACCGGCATAATTTCAACTCATACAAAAAAGGGGAAACAAAATGGATATTGACAATCTCACAATCAGAGAACTGAAAGAGATCGTGAAGCTGGCAAAAGGCTTCAACCTTCAGGACGACACAAAGACAACCGCAAGAGAGAGCGCACCGCACCCGATGCTCGGCAAGTATTGCGTCATCAGGACATACAGCGCCGGTGTGCATATCGGAACGGTCGCCTGGGTTAACCCGGATAACAGCATGGAAGTCAAACTCACCGATGCGCTGCGCCTCTGGGCATGGGAAGGCGGAGGCTTGAGCCTTTCAGCGGTCGCAAACAACGGAATCAAAGGCGGACGGCTGAACCGGACCGGTGAAGTCTATCTCACAAACGCGATTGAATACATTCCTGTTGCAGACGGAGCGAAAAATACCTATGAAAAATTTATTGAGGACTAAGCACCACGGCGAAGGCTCCGGCTACGGCGAAGGCCACGGCGACGGCAACGGCGAAGGCTACGACGACGGCTCCGGCTACGGCAACGGCTCCGGCAACGGCGACGGCTCCGGCTACGGCGAAGGCAACGGCTCCGGCAACGGCGACGGCGACGGCGAAGGATGAAATACAATTTCAAATCATTGAGAAATGAATCATGGACGGAGTTATTCTGTCTATGATTCATGGTTCAATAATCAACAAGGGAGATTTTGCTATGGCAATCATGATTTTATTTGTGCTGGTTTCAGTCATGCTTTCAGGCGTATCGCTGTATCAGTTTTACGGCAGCAATGACATAAATGCCTCGATGGGGTATTTCATAGCGGCGGTGATGTCGCTTACGTGTTATCTGATTCTGCTGTCCGAGCATTACAAGGACATGCAGATACAGGCGCAAAAGCGGCAGATTGAATTGCATAAAACGCTGATTGCGCTCTTTGAAAAGGAAAACGACAGGCTGAGAGGGATCAGGAAATGATGCCTGTCTACGCTTTGCCTAAAGAATGAGTCAGAATAAAGCAGAAGTTCCGTAATGGAGAACGGAAGAAAATCTTCAGGAGCGGGAAATACGTTTTATTCAGCCAGTCCTGAATATCTGAAACGGCAGCATCTTTTTTCAGTTCCATAACATTGGTTTTCCGTATGGCGTATGAATCAAGAAAATCACAGAAGTCAAAAAGCTTTGCTTTCTGCGGAACGTTCAGGATCTCATCATTAACAATACAGGAACGGAACTTTCCAATTCCGGACGCATTGATGTTATTGTATTTTGCTTCAATCAGGAATGTCTGAATCACAAGACGCGTTGCCTCCACATGCACACGCCAGACGTAACAGGCACGGAATATAAAAAGAAGAAGCCAAAACGAGCCGCCGATTGCAAAACCGTCCGCAAACCCATTGCGGTAGTCATGCCCGAAAACATTGAACCAACTGAAAAGGAACATTATGGATTCTCCCTACCCTTATTTTTCCGGAATCTGCCGGGGACTCTTCTGCGGTCTCCTGTTCGGATTCATCCTGTTCAAAACATTACAATACATCTTTCGAAGATAAAATGCAAGAAGATCAACACGAAACAAAGGCAGAGCAAAATTCTGAAAATAAAACAGAGAGAAGCCAGAAAGAAATCTGAAGATATTCAGTCCGGCGGATTACTTGAAACCGAGAAATTCAGAATATTCTTTTAGGCTCCATACTGATTATTTTTCCGCATTCGCAACAGTAAAGCATTCTGCTTTTACTGTTCGGAGTCATTTCGGATAATTTGTAAAAACTGTAACAGGACGGACAATACAGAACTTCGTCCGTGGAAAGGTAAACACCATGAGAGAAAGAATAATCAATCCCGCGTTCGGCGCATTCTTTGTGAAAAGCATGTTTCGTTTCCTCGTATTTGCGTTCTTTCTCTTCCTGCTCCTTGCGCAGCCGGTCTTCGCGCTCGACATCGAACCGGTGAGTTCTCCATGTCCAGTAAGCCGGACAGAAACGCCAGCAGGCAAGAACACCGAAAATAAAACCGGCAATGAAAATAAACAGTTTATCGGAAACAAGCCCCCGCAGGACATCCAGGAATGCATCCATGATTTCATCTCCATATTTTTGTTCATGTC